TCATCAATAGCTAAGTATCTGAAATAAAATAACATTTATATGCTATATATAGACTGAATAATTTAATTTATAGCTATATATGGTAGTTAATATGAATAGTTTAAAACTGATTTATTAACAGTTATCTTTAATATAATCTTTTGATATCATGTATCACAAAAACTGATACCTATATCATAAAGTTATACATATAAATAAAATAATAATACCTGTTGACAATGTTTTTAATATATGTTTTAGTTATACAAATAAATAACAACAAAAGGATTTAATACAATGAATAAACAAACTTACTATATAATAAAAAATAGTTTATTAAAAAGAATAGAAAAACTTGAAAAACAAATTGATTATTTAAAAGTTAAAAAGTTTAAAAAAATAAATAGTAATGAAATTTGTTTAGTTAAAAATATTTATGGTTATAGTTTTTACTAATAATAAATATGATAATGAAATTAAAAAATTAAATAATAGTATTAATCAATTAATTAATATTTATGATATTAGTACTAAACAATATAACAATTAAAAAGGATTAAACAAAATGAATAAACAAGATTTAATAAACTTTATAAAAAATTATATTATTGAAACAAATAATTTAATAGGCAATCCAAAAATACAATCAGTAATTGAAAGTAAATGTTTTAATAAATATAATATAGATGAATTACAAAAAATGAAAACATCTATACTAATTGAAAAGATGCATAAAATAGGAATAGCATTAAAATAAAACTTTACTTATACAAATAAATAAATTAACCTATTAACAATTAAATTTTAAAAAGGATTAAACAAAATGATTAAATTAGATATAAATAAATATTTAACTAGTAAAACTTTTAACTTAGATAATGTTACTTATAATTAACATTAAAGTTTTAGATATGAATTTAAACCAATTAAAAAAACGTATGTAAGGATTATGGATTTACTACGTTTTTAAGTGAAAGCAAATCACAAACTAAACTAGCTAAAAACTTAAAAGAATTAAATATGTATTCAATAGGTATTGCTATTGCACCATACGAATTAATAAAAGATTTTAATAATAATGATTATCATAAAGATATATTAGATTATTTAAATTATAATGGATTAGATAAAGTTATTACAACAGTTTGTAACAATGCAACAACATCTTGTAAAAGTAATTGCGTTATCTTTTATAGTGGCAATCCTGCTTATATAGATGCTAAACAAAAAGCTATGTTAAAACGTAAAAAGTTATTATTAAATAATCCTATGTTATTTTTAGCTATGTATATTAGATATATACAATTAAAAGCTAATTACTGTTTAAGAAATAGTCTTTTATTATCTATACGTTTTAATATTTCAAGTGATATTGAATATGAAAATATTAATATTGTTTATAATAATAAAGTAAATACATTTTCTAATATAGCTAATGAAATAATACAACAAACTAAAATAGATAATGATAAAGATATTATATTAAAAAATTATGATTATACTAAAAACTTTAATAGAATAGCTAATAAAGATTATAAGTTTGTTTATTCAGTAAGTGATAATGATACTAATAAAACTAAAATAGCTATTAATAATGGTTTAAGTTTAGCTATGGTATTTGATACAAAAAGAAATAAAGATTTACCTAAAACATATAAAGTTAATAACAAAATATTTAAAGTTATTGACGGAGATTTACACGATTACTTACCACAACATAAAGAACAATGTATAATTGGATTAAGATTTAAATATAAAGCTAAGGATAAAAAGGATAAAAGATTAATTGAATTAAATAAAGCAATATTAAGTGGATTTGTAAAGATAGCAAGTTTAAACAAATAAATATAAAATGGTGTGGCAAAAATGTCACACCATAATAAAACATGATAGTAGTATAGAAAGGCAATTAAAATGAATAGTATATCATATACTAGTGTTATATAACTGTAATATGTAATTTAACTTTAGGAATTAGTTTAATATTCTATATTAGACGATATTAAAGATATAATAATTTAATGTTACACTATTTCTTATTATATTTGTTAACAATGTTTAATAGCTATATGTTTACATAAAATAGGCTGAAAGTTAAAGAGTTTAATAGTAAAATATCCATCTACAATAAAAACAAATAAATAAAAATAATTAATTGACTAACTAAAAATAATAATATACTTTAATTATATAACTAAATAGAAAAGGAAATAATAGAATGAAAATACAAGTATTTATAAAAAATGTATACGGTAATCAAGTTAATATATCCTAAATGTAAAATAGCTAAATCATTTTCAGATATTGCCAAAACTAAAACATTGTCAATAGAAACTTTAAATACTATTACATCAATGGGATATGATGTACAATTAGAAAATGAAGTAGATATAAAGGAATTATTAAAATGAAATACAATATAAAACTAAAACTATTAAAAGAAATTGATAGACGTAAATTAAGACAATTTGAAATAGAAACTAAATATAGATTAATGAAAGCAGTAACAGGAGGTAATGAAAAATATAGACGTGAATATAATAAAAAAAAGTAAATAAAGTTATTGACATACTTTTAGTTGTATGACATAACATAAGAATAGAAAATAATTGTATAACAAAATGAAAGGATAATACAATGAAAAACATAATTAAAAATCCAATAGGAAATAAAAACATTTTCTTTAGACGTACTACAAGTAGGTATGCTCAAAAAGGTACAATTTCCCATAACGTAGGTTACTTTTATGTTAGTAGATGTGCAGTAACAGGACAATTTATTAAAAGACAAAAATAAATTAAATAACTCTTTACAAGTAAATTATAATGGTGTAGTTTACTTATATAACTAACCAATAACAAAAGGAGAATACAAAATGCTTACATTAAAAAAACATAAGTTACATAAATTTAATATGATATCTAGAAAATCTGATTTAACAGGTAATATAAATAGTATGGAATTACCATTGTCATTTGTAGATATAAATAGAATTAATGATAATCCAAATATAGATTTAAGAAGTGAATTTCAATTCCTAAACTTTAGTGAAAGGCAATTTTTATTAACAGGAATTACATTAGACGAAGATATACACAATAGAAAATTAAATAAACAACAGGAGAATAAATAATGTTAGATACAAATAGATTAATACAATTAAATGACAATTTAAAATTTGATATTGCATATGAAAAGACAAGATTACCTAGCAAGAAATATGTAATCAATACTTTAACTGATACTCCAATAGGTATAGTAGGTAAAAGTTTTAATACAACATCTCATATGAATTTCATTGATGGTGTAGAGAATGTTATAAAAGAAAATAGAACATCTCACGAATTAGAAAATGCTAAAGTTAAGGTATCTACTGCTAAAGATAATGCAGTAATAATAGCTGATATAACCTTACCTAATGTTACTACTAAAATAACTACTGATAAGCATACAACTACCATTGCTGAACGTATCATAGCATTACATGGAGTTGATGGTAGTATGTCTAATCAAGTATTTTTTGGTGCAATAGATTTCTTTTGTACTAATGGTCAGATAAGAGGTGAATATGATAAAGTTAGACGTAAGAATACATCTAATTTTAACATAGATACATTCATAGATGAATTACAAAATGCTAAACAAGATTTCTATGCACAATCTAAAAAGTTACAATCATGGGCAAACATTAAATTAGATGGTGTAGATGTCGCAGAAATCATTAAGAACATAGTTAAATCAGATAGGAAAGCTGAGAAAATGTCTAGCTTGTACTATAATGAGGTTGCTAATAGAGGTGCTAATGTATTCTCTTTATACTCAGCATTTACTAACTACTCTAGCTATGCTGATGAAAGAAATGGATTTAGCCTAAAGAATATGGGCAATGATACTGAAAGTTTATCTATGTGGAATAGAGAACAAGAGGTAAGCAAATGGATATCATCTAATGAGTTTAAGAAACTTGAATTAGTTGCATAACTAACACTTGACAAGTAGATTATAATGGGATAGTCTACTTGTATAACTAAATGAAAGGAAAATAAAATGACAATTAAATTAGAATTAACATTAAATGAATTAGATATTCTTGTAGATAGCTTGGATTCAGAATTACATATACAAGAAAGTTTTGTTGGAGATAAAGATGAAGATGAATACGATAGAAAGTTGTATGAAGAAACAAAACAATTAATGGATAAGTTAGACCAAAGATTATTAAAAGAAAAGGAAAAGAACAATGACAGTTAAAAGAAAAGTTTATGTAGACATGGATGGTGTTATAGCTGATTTCTTTAAAGCATTAGAAATAAAGTATGGTGTACAACATTGGAAAGACATAAACATAGCACAATCAATATCAGAATTAAAAGGTACTGATTTCTTTGGAACAATACCTAAGTTTGAAACAAGTGATAAGCTGATTAGTCATATAGATAAACTAACTAAAGGAGAATGGATTATACTTTCATCTCCATTAAGATATGACAATAAGAACTCAGCATTTTGGAAAAGACATTGGTTAGATAAACATAACTATAATCCAAGTGATGCTATCTTTACAGGGTAGGAAAGAAAAGTATGCAGTTAATAGAGCATACACTAAAGGTAACATCTTAATTGATGACAAGCCTAAGAACATTCAGAAATGGATTGATAAAGGTGGGATAGGTATACTATACCAAGCTAATCAAGATAGCTTAGACTACTTGTATGACAGATTAGAAAAATATTACAAGGAGTAGTTGACATGGATGAAGAAGAGTTATATAACTTATTTGAAGATACGATGAATGAGATAGAGAAACAATTTTTACCTAACGAAGAAATACCAATAGGAGATAAAGACAATGGTAATAGCTAGTATTTTTAATGGATATGGTGGTGGTATGTTAGCTAGTATAAAAGCAAATATACCTATAACTAAGTATTATTATTCTGAGATAGATAAGTATGCTAACATAGTAATGGATGCTAACTTTCCTGATGCAATACCAATAGGAGATGTAACTAAAGTTGATGCTAGTAGTTTCAATCATGATGTTGATATCCTAATGGGAGGTAGTCCATGTCAAGGATTTTCATTTGCAGGAAAACAATTAAACTTTAATGATGAACGTAGTAAATTATTCTTTGAGTTTATTAGATTAAGAGATGAACTAAAACCTAAGTATATACTGTTAGAGAATGTTAGAATGTCTAAACAATCTCAAGATGTTATATCAGAATACATGGGATTTGAATGTCAAGCATTAAATTCTAGTAAACTATCTGCACAAAATAGATATAGGTTGTATTGGTTTGGTGTACTAGTCAATGGTAAGTATGAGCAAATACGTATTGCTGATATGATTGATAAAGGAATAGTTATGCAAGACATATTAGAAGATGGTTATGCTACTGAAGAGATGACTAATGCTGATGGTAAATCTCATTGTCTTACTGCTAGATATAATGGTGCAGTATGGTGGAATAGCATTGAAAGAAAACAACGTACTATGGTACTGAAAGATAACCCTACCATGTCTAAAGATGGATTGATTAGGGTTGGTACTGCTGACCTTAAAGGGCATGACTCTATCAAGCGAGTGTATGCACAAGAAGGCAAAGCACCTACTCTTACTACCATGCAAGGTGGACACAGAGAACCAAAGGTTGCAGTATCAAAAGATATGTGGAGAAAATTAAGTTGCTTAGAATGCGAACGCTTACAAACGCTACCTGACAACTACACCAATCATGTATCAAATAGTCAGCGATACAAGATGATTGGTAATGGGTGGACAGTTGATGTGATTGCACATATACTCAAGGGTATACAGTTAGATGACACATGGCATGAAATGTATAACAACAACAAGGAGTTAGTATGACAAACGAGACACGATATAAAAAAGCATTGGTTAATATATTATATTACCAAGCATTAAATATGAGCAAGGAAGAACTCCAACCTGTATTATTCTTTGATGAAGAACTTACAGATAAGTGGACACTTGAACAATGTCGTATTCTATATGTACAAAACCAACTAGAATTTATTGAGGATGAAAATCTTGATGATGAGATTGAAGAGACTTGGAACACAGTATTTAAAAGGGAGTGTGTATAATGGGAGAATTTAAAGACAGATACTACAAGCAGTTAGAAGGATTCAAGATAAAGAAATTCTTAGGCATAGATGCAGAAGGATTCCCTGAGTTTATACTAACTAAACCTAAGTATGAAGATGTTAAGATAGCAGTAAGTTCTGACCCTGAGGGCAATAGTGGTGGGTTCTTATTTATAATGAGTGAGAATGGAGAGGAGACTGTATAGAATGCTAATGGAATCAATGATATGCCTAGCACTCAACGTGTACCATGAAGCTAAGAATCAAAGTTTCATAGGGCAAGTAGCAGTCGCACAAGTTGTGATGAATAGGGTAAAGGATACACGATACCCTAACACAGTATGTGACGTAGTTAAACAAGGTGCAACATACAAATGGAAGCCTGACTTTCCTATCAAGAATAGGTGTCAGTTCAGTTGGTACTGTGATGGCAAGAGTGACAAGCCTAGAGAACATAAGGCATGGAGAACGGCTATGCACATTGCTAATGGTGTATACAATGGACACCTAGATGACTTTGTTGAGGGTGCTACACACTACCATGCACACTATGTCAATCCTAGTTGGGCAGATACTAAGACGTATGTAACACGAATAGATGACCACATATTTTATAGATGGGAGATTAAAGATGAATAGATATTATGTAGAATGGAAAGTCCAAGAGGTAAAGAAGACTATGGAACTTTTTATATCTATATAAAGGCTTATGATTCTCAACAAATCATAGATATGATTGATGGAGTTATAGTACACATAGAACAAACATTTGAATAGGAGACACAGATGAATAGATTTATTATAGAAGAAAGACCACGTGATATTGCTAAGTCTTTATGTGACCAACACATAGTTAAGATGCCATTAGAAGAAGCACAGATGTTATGTACTGCCGTATGGCATCATAGACCTAGATATGCAGAAGAACATAATTTATATAAACCTGTACATCAAAAACATCCTTGTACATTATGGGCACAACGTAATAGGTCAAACTATACATTTGCATGGCAGTTGTACAACGAAATGCTAAATGAATATACTAATAGGTATGGTAAAAATTCATGGTGCTAGTAAACATAAAGATGTTCTATTACAAGCTAGGTGGCTTATGCCTTGGTCAAGAGCAGGTGGTATAACTAAACATCCACAATGTTTTTAGTGGACATGATGACTTGAAGACAAAAGAGTTCTTTCCTATTGAAGCATATAGAAAGTTTTATATAGTTGACAAGTCAAGATTCGCAAGGTATAACTATACAACTAAACCACAATGGATGACAGGAGAAGTGGCATGAAAGAACGAGGATATGATAAATTGTTTAGTGATATAACTATAGAAGAGTTAAGTCATAAGATAGTTAGGTTAGCTAAACAACGTGATGAGTGGCAAGAGAAAGCCATGAACATGATTGAGAAAAGTACATATGAAGATTTGGATAAACAGTATAAGTATTACAAGAAACTTGCAGAAGATAACTTCATATCATCTGTTAACGATAGTGAAACTTCTGACATATGGAAAGAAAGGTATGAGAAAGAGGTAAGTAAAGCTGAGTTTTGGAAAGATTCTTATTATAACAATCAACCTAAAGGATGTGGTTACATGTTCAGCGAGATACCTAATGACACATATGGTCAAGAGTTTGTTGACACTATGAAGAAGTACTTCAACAAGAAGACATATAAGATGCGAGTACGTGGACAACACATAAAGCCTGAGTTAAGAGGTACAGGTGCTACCTATTGGGGTCAGAGCAAGGCTGAATCAACACACATGAGAATTTACATTGATATTAAATAATAAAGAAATAGGTTCTGCTTTAAGAGTATTAGTTAAACTATATTATCATAAGCACGATGAGTTAAGAAGAGAAGCAGTAAGAAAGAAAGATGGTTGGTATTTTGAACAGTTAAAAAGTAATATCAACCTTATTAGAAACACAATTAATATGTTAGAAAAACTTAGAAAGAAAGGAGAATAAAATGTGGCATAGAATAATAACACACTTTGAAGATAAGTATGGAGAGAGTACTAAGTATGACTTAGACTATGGTAAACTATTAATAATAGCATTATGTATTTATATAGCATTGGAGGTATAGTTATATGACTAAAAAGAAAATAGTATTTAAAGACATAAATAAAATTTTAAATTTGACACAACAACAGTCAAGACAAATCTTAGAGATGTTAGAAACATTAAGAAATATTAATGCAGTAACAGACGATAAGTGTCCATTAGACTATGAACAAATCTGTAAGTTAGATGGCATGGAACATCAACTTGCTGACATAGTAGGTGCTAAGGTAGAGTGTGAACATGGACACTATACAAGATGGAGTGGGTCTTATGAATATAAATAGCTTAGTAGACAAGTACTATTTGTCTAGTGATTTCAATATGTTAGCAGATAAAACTAAAGTAGATTATTCAAATTGTTTATCTGTAATGTTGAACACTAAGATAGATGATAAGTTTGTTTATACAACTAAGGTCAATAAATTGACAGGTGCAGTTGCTAGACAATCATATGAAGTGTGGCTAAAACGTGGCATTTATATGGCAAACCATATATGTGCTACCTCTAGGAAAGTTTATTCATTTGGAATGGAGATGGGTTATGCTGAGACTAATCCATTCTCTACATTCAAGTGTAAAGTTACTAAGCCTAGAAAAGTTACATGGACAAAAGAACAGATTATGCAGTTATTAGATTTCTGTTATGCAGATTTTCAATATCGTAGTCTAGGTTTAATTGTACAAATGGCATATGAATGGTGTCAAAGGATAGGAGATATGAGATTGCTACAGTTTGATAGCATAGATTATGACAAAAGGATACTCAACTTAGAGCAATCCAAGACGAGGTGCAACAGTTCATCTGCCTATAAGTGATGGATTAACTAAATGCTTACACAACAGAAAGAAGACTTTGGTTTCCAAGAATATGTAGCACCCTCGCCCTCGCTCTAGAGAGAGGCGTACAAGCCTTACACCATCACTAGGCTATCCATAGTAGGCAGAAAGATTATGGACTCTGCAGGACTGTCTAAAGAGCTTACGATTGCAGACTTAAGAAGAACAGGTACGACTGAGATGGTAGAAGCTGGTGTGTCAATGGGCAAATAATGTCTGTCACAGGACATGCAAACCCACAAAGTGTTAAGCCTTACATGAAGAATACCTTTGCTTCTGCTAATTTAGCATTAAGTACAAGAAAAAATTTGACAGTATGAAATATCCATGTTACAAGACATTTATATTGTCCGAACCCATATATATATAAGGAACATATATAATGTATAATATATTAGAATTTGTTAAAGATTTAAACATACCTATGGATGAAACACGTAGATTAAATTGTCCGGTTTGTAATTCTTATAAAACATTTACTGCCACAAATAATATGGGTTCATTAGTGTGGAACTGTTACAAGATTTCCTGTAGTTTAAGTGGTACTGCTCGTGTTAGGTTATCTGTAGATGATATCAAGTCTGTGAGTGCAAGGAAAGAAGTCACTACAGATGATACATTTGAGATGCCTGAATACATTGTACCACATAACAATAGGAATAACCTCGTATCTTTCTGTGAGAGGTGGAAACTAGATGCAGACGAATTAAACTTACAATATGACGTGAAGGATGACCGAGTAGTGTTTCCCATAGAACATAATGGTAAGTTAGTTGATGCAACTGGTAGGTCATTGGGTAAACTTCTACCTAAATGGAAAAGATATGGGAATAACCCCTTGCCATACACATATGGTTGTGGTAAGGTCGCTTTAGTCGTTGAGGATTGTGTGAGTGCTTGTGTTTCAAATAGTAATATACACACGGGGGTGGCTATACTTGGAACTTCTTTATCAGAAGACCACAAGAAATACTTATCACAATTCTCAACTGCTATTGTTGCATTAGACCCTGATGCACTACCTAAGATACTACAATTTGCTAGAGAGTTACGTGCTTATACCCCGGATGTACGTGTTCTTAGGCTTAAAGATGACTTGAAGTATAGAAACGAAGAAGATATTTACAACTTGTATAAATTAACCCCAAAGGAGTAATACATGGAAAATTCACTACTAAGAAGTTTAATGGACAGAGAGTTCTACAAAGAGCATCGTGGTGCTAGATGTCCAGACAGACTGTTCAGCAAAGATGCTAGGAAGATTAAACAAGCAATAGATCAAGCTATGGACAGATATGAACGTACAGTCACACCTGATGAGATTGAGGCTTTGTTCATATCAAGTAACCCATCAATGTCTACTGCACAGAAACAAGCTTACCTAGCCTTGTTTAAGTCTATTAAGAATGAGCAACCACTAGGTTCAGATGTTGCACAAGAGGTTCTGTCTAAATTGTTTCAGCAAGTTGTTGGAGAAGACATTGCTAATCTTGGCTTTGATTATGTCAACGGACAACAGACTAGTCTAGAACCTTTACGTATGTTACTAGAGCAATACAATGATGACTTCACACCAGACCTAAATGTTGAGTGGGATGACTTAGACATAGATACACTATTAGCTAAGAATGACCTTGAGGCACGTTGGAACTTTAACATACCTGCTTTGACACGACAACTTGAGGGTATAAATGCTGGTCACTTGATTGAGGTAGGTGCTAGACCTAATACTGGTAAGACATCTTTTCATGCAAGTATGATTGCATCTCCGGGAGGATTTGCACATCAAGGTGCTAACTGCATTGTCTTGTGTAATGAAGAGGGTAGTCACAGAGTTGGTGCTAGATATCTAACTGCATCTACTGGCATGACTATGAAACAGATCAAGTCTAATCCAAGCAGAGCAAGAGACTTGTATGCACCTGTCAAAGATAAGATAAAGATAAAGGATGCTACGGGTCGTGATATGTCTTGGGTTGAGAGTGTGTGTAAATCATACAAGCCTGATGTTGTACTACTTGATATGGGAGACAAGTTTGCTAGAAGTGGTGGCTTTGCTAGACCTGATGAGGCACTCAAAGCTAATGCTATACATGCTCGTATGATTGCCAAGCAACATGAGTGTGCAGTATTCTACATGTCTCAATTATCTGCTGATGCAGAGGGTAAGATATTACTGAACCAATCTATGATGGAAGGCAGTAGAACTGGTAAAGCAGCAGAGGCTGACTTAATGATACTGATTGCAAAGAATCCACCAAAGCAAGAAGATGGTGACGAAGAGGATTTGCAGAGACATCTTAATATTGTTAAGAATAAGTTGTCTGGGTGGCATGGAGTTATAACTTGTCAGCTTGATTATCAAGTTGGTAGATATGAAGCATGAATGATTTCCCTGATTTATTTGGTTATACTAAACCTACAACAGTCGTTGGTGATGCCTATACGTGTATCAAGTGCCACATAGAACAACCTGCTTCAAACTTTCAACTTATACCTACAGGAGAGGTAAAGAGAACGTGTTCATCGTGTATAAAAGGTCACTACCACACATTAAAGAAGTTACGTAAGGAAAATAAGTATCCTGACGAAGATTACTGTTGTCCAATATGTCAAAGAGACATACAAGAAGTAGGTAAGTATGGACAAGTAAAATTAAATAAGTGGGTACTAGACCATTGCCACGACACTCTAACATTCAGAGGTTGGATATGCCATCATTGTAATTCAGGACTAGGTGGATTTAAAGATGACTTGACAAAAGTAAAAAGAGCAGTTAAGTATTTAAAGAAACATAAGGAGAGTTTAAATGAAACTGACACTTGACGTAGAGAATACAGTCACAACTAGAGATGGTAAGTTACACCTTGATCCATTTGAAACAGATAATGAGTTGATTATGGTTGGGTGTTTAACAGACACAAAAGAAGAATATCTGTTTAGAATGTCAACAGACACAGATGCACATCAGAAGATACAAGAGTTACTAGATGCTTGTACAATACTTATTGGACATAACATAGTACACGACTTGATGTGGATATGGGAATGTGGTCTAACCTATACAGGTCCTGTGTTTGATACTATGTTAGGTGAGTATGTCCTACAACGTGGTGTCAAAAAAGCATTGTCTCTTGAGGCATGTGCTGAGAGATATGAGTTAGCTACACAGAAACAAGATACCTTAAAAGAATACTTCAAGAAAGGTTTTTCAGTTGCTGACATACCACCTGAAGAATTATCTGAGTACTTGTCTGCTGACTTACATGCAACACAGCAGTTATCTGATGAAATATATAGAAAACTAAATACGGTTGAATATAGCGAGTTGATGGATACAGTTATACTAACTAACAAGGTTGCTTTAACACTAGCAAACATATATCAAAAAGGATTTGCAGTAGATTTAAATAAGCTTGAGGAAGTTAGAGTTGAGTTTGAGACAGAGAAACAAGACATAGAGAAACGTCTAAAGATTCAAGTTAAAAACTTAATGGGTGACACACCTATCAACTTAAATAGTCCAGAGCAGATGTCTTGGGTTATATATAGTAGAAAGCCTAAAGATAAAACTACTTGGACACACAACTTTGATTCATACATGAAGACATCTAATTACAAAGAAGTAGTTAGCGAGACATCAGATATAGTGTACAAAACTATAGCTGTAAAATGTAAGGATTGTTATGGATCAGGTTCAATGAGAAAGGTTAGAAAAGATGGAAACCCTTATGTTAAGCAACCCAAATGTAATACTTGCACTGGTACTGGCTACACTTTTACTAATAGCAACAAGATAGCAGGATTAAAGTTCTCTGCACCATCAGCTAAATGGGTAAGTGCAAATGGTTTTAGTGTTAATAAAAAGTTTCTTGATATATTACATGATGGTGCTAAGAAATTAAATATGTCAGAGGCAATGAGTTTCTTATCAGACTTACAAAGACTGTCTGCATTAGATACTTACTTGTCATCCTTTGTACAAGGCATAAAGACATACGTAAAACCTGATGGTAAGTTACATGTAAGATTGTTACAACATAGAACATCTACTGGTAGGTTTAGTGGTGCAGACCCTAACATGCAGAACATGCCTAGAGGTGGTACGTTTCCTGTGAAGAAAGTGTTTGTATCACGTTGGGATAATGGAAAGATATTGGAGGCAGATTTTGCACAACTTGAGTTTAGAGCTGCGGCATATTTATCACAAGATAAAGTCGCTATTGAGGAGGTTGCGATGGTTTTGACGTTCATAGTTATACTGCTAGTGTTATTAGTGATGCAGGTGAGAAGACATCTCGCCAAGAAGCAAAGGCTCATACCTTTGCACCACTATATGGAGCAACAGGGTTTGGAAGGACACCTGCTCAGGCTACATATTATAAACACTTCACGGAAAAGTACGAAGGAATCGCATTATGGCACTCCAAATTGGCTAAAGAAGTTATAAGTACTAGAAAGATAACTACACCATCAGGTAGACAGTTCTCATTCCCTGACGTTAGAAGAAACTCTTATGGTAAGGTGTCTCACTTTACACAGATAAAGAACTATCCTGTTCAGTCGTTTGCTACTGCTGATATAGTTCCTCTTATACTAATAAACATAGAGAATGAATTAGTAAACTTAAAGTCTTGTATTGTAAACAGTGTGCATGATTCTATAGTCATAGACATACATCCTGAAGAGATACAAAAAGTGATTCATGTTATTAAAATAGTCAATAGTAAAATGATTAATTTAATTAATAGTGAGTTTGCATTAGAGTTCAATGTTCCATTATTATTAGAAGCAAAAATAGGTAATAATTGGCTTGACACAAAAGACGTTATGTGATATAACTGAGAAACTTTGATAGAAAGGAAAAAGTATGGTTAATGAAGTTACGACAATAGATACCAATAACTACGCAGATATGGCAAAAGCTATGGGTATCGCAGGTGAAACAGGTTCTGCTGATACAAGTAAAGCAAACCCTTTACCTAGAATGAGATTGCATCATAATAATATTATGGGCATGAAGAAAGTTGGAGACGAAAGTGTAGAAGCAGTAGTCGTTAAGGGTGGTTCGTTTAAGCTAGAACGACCTGATATGCCTGTTGTTTATGCTCCAACTGTTGAGATAAGACCTTTTATACAAAGGTTCATGTATAAGAGGTTCGTTAAAAATATGTCTGCTAAAAAGGGTGAGCCTATGGGTACTTACCATAAGACACTTATGGCAGATAACCTTAACTCAGACCTTAAGGACAATCAAGGTAGCTTTAACTGTGGTAAACCTTCAGGGTATATCAAAGATTTTAAAGCACTACCTGTTGCGACACAGGAAGTTATCAAGCAGATTAAAAGAGTAAGAGTAATCTTTGGTCTAATTGATATGCCTAATGCTACTGACGAGAAAGGTAATAAAGTATCGTTAGATGACAACACTCCATTCATATGGGAGATTGATAATCGTGATGCATTTAAAACAATAGGAGAACCTTTTAATAAGTTTAATCAAACTAAAAGGCTTCCTGTTCAGCATTATATTCAGTTGACTAGTGAAGAGAGACAGTTACCTAGTGGTTCATCTTTTTACTTACCTAACTATTCTCTAGACTTACAGAAGACTGTTCAAGTAACAGATGAAGACCAAAATACTTTCATTAATTTCATGGCATGGATAGATAACTACAACAGTTATATATTTAATGAGTGGGAGATGAAAGCTAAAGCACCTGTTAGTCAAGAGGACAAAGACATTGTGAATGATTTCATTGATGTTGATGTTGAAGAAGAGGTAGCATAGTGAACCATCCTGCTGAAATGATGATTCATCAGTATCTTGAAAATGCCACAAGTGGTAAGTCTGCTATGAGCCAAGATAATATTGAGCAAGTAGCTACAGACATTAAAGATGCATTGAATCGTCAGTTCAACACGAAGCGAGAAGATAAGTTTAGGTTACGTATGTCTAATATAGGTAGACCCTCATGCCAACTTTGGTTTGAGAAGAATAAACCTGAGACTGCGTTACCTAAACCTACTACCTTCGTAATGAACATGATGATTGGTGACATAGTTGAAGCAGTATTTAAGGCAGTACTAAGAGAAGCTAATGTTAAGTTTGAAGACACAGACAATGTAACACTTGAACTTGATGAGAATACTAAAATATCAGGCTCTTATGACTTAGTTATGAATGATTCAGTTGATGATATTAAGTCTGCATCTGATTGGTCATACAAGTATAAGTTTGATTCATATGAATCTTTACATTCAGGTGATAGCTTTGGTTATGTTGGACAACTAGCAGGTTATGCTAAGGCACTAGGTAAGAAAGCAGGTGGTTGGTGGGTACTTAATAAAGCCAATGGTCTGTTCAAGTATGTTCGTGCTCACATTGACATGGACAAGGAGCTTGATAAAATAAAGAAGAACATCAAGGCAACTGAATCAAAGGAACTAGTCAGATGTTTTGAACCTGAACCTGAAACATTTAGAGGTAAAGAGACAGGTAACATTGTTCTTAATAAAAACTGTACATTTTGCTCATATAGAAATGCCTGTTGGGAGAATCTAATAGAGCTTCCTGCACAAATGTCTAAAGCAAAAGAACCTAAGATGGTTCAGTATGTAAGTCTTAAGGGAGCATAGATGTCTCCTCATAAGATAAGACGAGATGCCATAAAGCATGGGTATAGGAGTGGGTTAGAACACACCATATCAATTTATCTAACAGAGTTGAAGTACAGATACAAGTACGAAGCTATGAAGATTGAGTGGGAAGATTTAACTTATCGCACCTATACCCCTGACTTTATATTAAAGAATGGTATAATAATAGAAACTAAGGGTAGGTTCTTATCAGCAGATAGAAAGAAACACATAGCTATTAAGAAACAACATCCTGATTTAGATATAAGATTTGTATTTACTAATAGTAGAAGTAAGTTACAGAAAGGTGCTAAGTCCTCTTATGGTCAATGGTGTGATAAATACGGATTTAGATACTACGATAGAATAATACCTGAAGATTGGTTAAAGGAAAAGGGTAAAGATAAACACCCTAAGTTCATAAAGTTTAAGGGTATTAAATTAAGGAGACCCAAGTGAGTATACTAAGTAAAGTATTCAATGAAGATTTTATAATAGATGTAAGACCTGAGATTGATAAGCATGATAAGTGGACAGGTGGAGTAAACATATCTATAATGACATCTCCTGAGAATCCATTAGATGATGCTGATTATTATGGTGTACTAGATTTTTGTAGAACTATGTGTGCAAGTGTACCTCTTATGGAACGAGATGAAGACCTAAGACAAAGACTAATAAAAGAAGCAGAATACAATGAAGAAAAACCTCAACCTAAGCTGAAAGTTGTTGACAAAAAGGACAATGTTGTGGTACTGTCTTTTGAATCAGACAATGATAACAAAAAATGCTAAGACATATGGAGTACATGAAGATGATGGCAGACAAAGAACAAGACATGGTTAATCACCCTAAACATTATAATGAATCAGGCATTGAATGTATAGATGCATTAGAAGCTATGTTAGGCGATGGTTTTGAGTCTTACTTGCAAGGAAACATTGTTAAGTATCTATGGAGATATAAGTATAAGAATGGTTCAGAAGACTTAAAGAAAGCACAGTGGTACTTAAATAAGTTAATAGGAGTTATTGATGAAAGTTAAGATTATGGTAACTCTCTCAGTTGACCCTGATGAGTACCCTGTTCCTTCAGATGGCGATGTAACAGAAGATTTTGAAGATTATATGCGTGAGTTATTTCACGATTTAGAGGGTGTAAAAATATCCCATATTAAAGTACTAACGGAGTAAAAGATGATAAGCAACTACCTACCAACAGATTACCAAAACTTTATAGCACTCTCTCGCTATGCAAGATGGAAAGACGATGAACAACGCAGAGAGAATTGGGGTGAGACAGTAGACAGATACTTTAGTTACATGACTAAGCATCTTAAAGATAATCATAAATATGATTTGACAAAAGCATTAAAAGAAAAGCTAAACACTCAGATAATGAACTTAGGTGTCATGCCTAGTATGAGAGCCTTGATGACATCAGGACCTGCATTAGATAGGTGTCATGTGGGTGGTTACAACTGTAGTTATATACCTGTAGATAGTCCACGTTCCTTTGATGAATGTATGTATATACTCATGTGTGGTACAGGTGTTGGATTCTCTGTTGAACGTGAGAATGTAGATAAGCTACCCATAGTCAATGAGCACTTTGAGGACAGCACTACTATCATAACTGTTGGTGACAGCAGACCGGGTTGGGCAAAAGCATTGAGAGAACTTATTGCTATGTTATATGTAGGACAAGTACCTACATGGGATGTGTCACAAGTGAGACAGGCAGGTGCAAGACTTAAAACATTTGGTGGTAGAGCATCAGGACCTGCACCATTAGTTGAATTATTTCAGTTCTGCATACAAAAGTTCAAGGGTGCTAAAGGCAGACGATTGTTTCCTATTGAGTGCCACGACTTGATGTGCAAGATTGGTGAAGTTGTAGTTGTTGGTGGTGTCAGACGTTCTGCTCTTATATCATTGTCTAACTTAGGTGATGACCAAATGAGACATGCTAAGTCAGGTCAATGGTGGGAGAATGAAGGGCAGAGGGCATTAGCTAATAACTCTGTAGCATTTAAAGGTAAGCCTGAGATGGGTACATTCATGCGAGAATGGACATCATTATATGAATCTAAGTCAGGTGAACGTGGTATCTTTAATAGACAAGCTGCCCAAGTTAAAGCATCTGAGAATGGTAGACGAGAAACTGACCATTACTTTGGTTGTAATCCATGTAGTGAGATTATACTTAGACCATATCAGTTCTGTAATCTTACAGAGGTAGTGTGTAGAGCCACAGATGACTTAGTATCTTTAAAAGAAAAGGTACGTATGGCTACAATCTTAGGTACATTCCAATCAACTCTTACTAATTTTAAATACTTACGTAAGATATGGAAGGATAACACAGAAGAAGAAAGACTATTAGGAGTTTCCCTAACAGGTATTCTTGACTGTCCTATATGGACACCTGAAATCTTAGAGATATTAAGAGATGTAGCAGTAGAAACTAACAAGAAGATGGCTAAAGATTTAGGTATTCCACAGTCAACTGCAATCACTTGTGTTAAACCTAGTGGTACAGTTAGTCAATTAGTTGACAGTGCTTCAGGTATTCATGCTAGACACAATGACTATTACATCAGAACTGTACGTGGTGATAACAAAGACCCACTCACACAGTTTATGAAAGATAATGGCATACCAAGTGAGCCATGTGCCATGAAGCCTGACAGTACAACTGTGTTTAGCTTTCCTATGAAGTCACCTGATGGTGCTACGACTAGGACAGAGATGTCTGCTATAGAACAGTTAGAGTATTGGCTCATGTTCCAAAGACATTGGTGTGAGCACAAGCCTTCTGTTACTGTATCTGTTAAGGAAGATGAGTGGATGAAAGTGGGAGCATGGGTATATGATAACTTTGATGAAGTATCAGGTATATCATTCTTACCTTTTAGTGACCATACATATGCTCAAGCACCCTATCAAGATATAGAAAGAGAAGAGTACTTAGAGCTAAAACAAGTAATGCCTAAGTCTATTGATTGGTCTAAGTTAGCAGACTATGAGAAGGAAGATACTACTACAGGTGGTAGAGAACTTGCTTGTACTGCTGATTCATGTGAGTTCGTTGATATAGAAGCTAGTTAATGATAGAGGGGAATGAACTATTATGGTGGCAGTGGTGGTTATTAATCGCCATTTCCATCAACACTACAATAAACTTAATAGTTTTCTTTCGTGGTAGGAAGCTACACATACGAGAGTTTTTACATTTGAAACCTAAACCTAAACGGAGTATAAAATGAGAGATATGATAATTGGAGCACTTAAAACTAAAATGCTAGGACAGATGAATAGTCATATAGCTAACATAGAAGTTATGATGACTAATCCTGTTGGTGTTGGAGACCATCCTACTATAATAGATACTATAGAAAAAGAGTTAGCAGCCTTAGATAGTGAGAATGGTAAATTAAATGTTTTAGTAAAGTATTTAGAAAGGAATCAAAATGAAGCCATTGAAGAGCAGAAAAAGGAATCCAAATCTAAGTAAGTATGATGCACCCTTAAAGATACAGTTTACTAAGGGTATGACAGACTTCAAGAGAGGTAAAGTTACTAATCCATATCATGCGAATAGTATGCAGTCACGTGAGTGGCTTAGAGGTTTTAACACCTCATTCTACCAAAAGTTAGAGAGAGTAAAAAAAGATGAAAATAGAAGAAGAAGCGAGGAAGTACATGCAAGATAAATTGTTTATTCAAGAGGTTATTACACCTGACTTATATGAAAAACTAGCAGGATGGACTGCTATCTTTCCTGAAGACAAAGCACTAGAGTACTTAGCATTAGGTATGACAAGTGAAGCAGGTGAGGTAGCAGGTAAGGTAAAGAAACTTATACGTGATGGTGCTGATAAGGAAGACTTTGAAGTAAAGAAACTTGCCATAGCATCAGAGATAGGTGACGTACTTTGGTATTGTGCTATGATGGCAAAGGAAGTTGGAGTTCCCTTGAATACAATTATGCAAGAGAACTTGAGAAAGTTACATGATAGGAAAGAACGTGGAAAACTGCATGGCTCAGGTGATGACCGTTAAGTACGTGCCATTAATCCACCTCTATTGAATGTTTTAATTTTATTATACACTTTATGTGGATTACCTCTTACTGATATTTCACCAATAGGTTCTCCCAATTCTATCTGACCCACAACAGTTGGTCTTAGTTTTGGTTCTGTTTTCTGATTAGGATATTTCTTCAGATTAACACCTTTGGTAAAATCAGTTTCTATTGTGTAAAAATGTTTACCTTTATGTGTGACAGATACTAATGTTTCCACATTATCCATTCCTGATGGAGTATCTGTCCACTTCCAACCTGCTTTCTTTTTAAATAAATTAGTCTTTATTTGAGAGTTCCCTTTACCTAAAGTTCCAACATTATCCACGTTATCATTTGAAACATTAAATGAAGGTTTACCATTTGGGTTAATCTTTATGTTTGCAGAAGATACGTTTCTATCGGTTAATATATCTCCTGTCTTAGGATTTAAATAGTCACCACCTTTAGGTGCTTCACCTTTAGGAAACATTCTTTCAGGTTTTGGGAACACAGAAATCATTTGGTCTGCTTCAGTCATTTGTTTCACAGGAGATGGTTCACGTTTAGCAGTCATAGCCATTACAGCATTACCTACATTACCTTGTTCATCTGTACCATACAGTTTAGCTCTAGCTACCTTTAACTTTTTAGCTAAATTTACTGCACCATCAATACTCATATTATCAACATTTATATTTTTCATAGCTTTAGAGGATAGTCCTATAGATGATAATATTTCTCTTGCTGTTTCTTTTTGTGCAATAACATTTTTAGCTATCTTAGGTGCTTTAGCAACAACTCCACCAACACCAGCAAACTCACCTGCACTAAAACCTGATTTAGCATCTTCCTTTAACACAGGATTATCAATTAAAGAATCTAGTAAGGTACTAAAGTTTTCTTTATAGTATTCTGAACCCATGTTTTCTTTAGACACTTCAGTAAATCCCTTACTAAAAGCATCCATTCTTTCACCGTCATCTGCAAATATAGCATCTTTTATACCTACTCCTGCAGCAACAACATCTGTTGGTAGTCCTAATGTAGCACTAACAGCACCTGAAGCCATACCTGCTACCGTTGTTCCTATACCTTCTAACGCCTCACCTACACTTTTATATTTAGGAGATGTCTGATTGTCTATTCTGTCATCTATTTCAGAAATTTGTTTTAAAGTTTCGTTATCTAGTTCCACTTATAATTCCTTTCCTTACTTTAGGTATTGCTTTTATTGCTAAATTTAATATACTTATTTCTTTGTCTCTTATTCTAACCATTCTATCTTTATCTGCGTTAACACTAGTAAAATCATTAAAAGAATATTTAGGTAATTCTCTTTTTAATAATTCATTGACGGCTTCTTTGGTTCTTTGATTTAGAGATTGCCACTTTTGAGAGTCAATAGTAGTGTACTTAGCACCTGCCTTTGAACCCTCCACAGTTTTTATTTCTCCTAGTGCTTTTTTTCTAGCTCTACCTATAATTTTCATTGAATCAACATAAATAGCTTCTCTTTTTTCTTTATAAGACATTTGTTTATATTGGTCTTTTCTTATTACCCTAGCCATAACCTCATTTAAATTAGTATCACTTCCTTCTTCACTTAGATAAAAACGTGTTAATCTATCTACTTTTTCGTTAGGATGTCTTTTATATATTTGAAAGTTTTGCATATTTAAACGACCTAATTCTTGCTGATATGCATTTTTAGCAGGTCTAGTAGTTTCTGTAGTTATCTGACTAACAAGAGGGTCTTGTGCTATTATAGGTCCTGTTTGAAATGCAGAACGTGCAGGTTTATCATACTCTAAATTTAACTTACTAGCTAAAGATGGTATACTAGCAAAACCTTCCTTGCCTATAAACGGAGTATCTTCACCGAAATCAATTAAGTTAGATGTTCCTCTAGCATCAATAATATCAAATAGATTAGTCTCTCCTGTCCTACTTTCAGGTACGTATGAAGACTTAATATCAAATTGAGCATACAAATCTCTAAATGGAGCAATAGGTATAGTAACTGTCTTAACTAGATTACCAACAACCTCTCCAACAATTCTGTCTTTGACTTCACTACCTTCACCCTCTGTGTTACTTAAATCAGTTAGTAGTTTATCTAATGTGTATAAGCCTAAACCTGTTCTAAATGTAGAACCTGCTACTGCTTGTAATACATCTTTAGCATACCTTCCCCAACTCTTAGTAGGTAATTGGTCTCTTTTGTATCTGTAAATTAAATCAGCATATAACATAAACATAGAGAAAGGACCATATAAAGGTCTTCCATCTACTAATTTGCCTTCATTATTTTTATACTCATACCAATGGTTTGTATCACCTTGTCTAGCTCTCCATGCATATGCTACGGATGTTAAGACACCACCAGTAAGAGTTTTTGAAAGCCTGTCTTTAAAATCATATCTAACTTTTTTAGCTTTAATTGGACTTAGTGGATTAGGTATTTTTTCTAATGGTATCATGCCTATGACAGGTGCGTGTTGATATATAAACTTTAATTGTGATGCCACAAATTTAGGAAAAGGTATAGCACTAGATAAAAGAAAAGGTATTTTTCTAACTGCTGTTATTAATCCTCTAGCTGCATCAGAACCAAGTTTACCATACTCCTTAAATTGAGTTTGATAAGCAAAATCATAAGCATCTTTAGTTGCCTTTGTAAACATATCATCTGTTGCTATCTTAGAAAATTCACCTGATTCGTAGGCTGTAAATATAGTATGATTCTTTTGTTTATTAACTTGTTTTGTAACAGCAGTAACTGTCTTTGTGTAATCTGGAGATGTTCTATAATCAGGTCCTAGTATTTGTGCAACTCTCTGTTGTATAATTGTTTTCTTAGCATCAGCAGATATAGGAATGTTTGCATCTTTTATGCTTCGTTTTAAAGATGCACCTAATACTGCACGTTTAAATATATTATCAGATGCTGTATTTAAAAAGTTTAACTTTCTACCTATAGTAGTTAGTATACCATCTCCACCTGCCCTAGCTTCAATGTCAGCATTTTTAAAAAACAATCTACGAGATTCATTTGGAAAAGATTCTGAGAATACTTTTTTTATTAAGTCACCTTCATATGGATTAAACATAAATTTGGCTACATCATAAGTTCCATCAAAAGGATTAATTCTGTAATTGCCTTTTAGACCGTATCTAAGCTGACCTGTATTATATATTACATTGTCCATAGCACGAGTCATAGCATCTGTCATTACTCTAAAACCACCGTTAGCTGTATTTCTACCTGCTGTTTTAGGTTGAACCGTCATAAATGATATTCTAGCTTGGTCTATATCTTGAAACAATCTCCATCCTAATAACAATGGATTTTCTTTTAACGTTTCTGCTGTTTCTTTAGCAGATACTTTAGATACACCTGCTTTATCTAAACCATCAACTTGGTCTAGTAAATCTTTAACAGCTTGCTTGTCTTTTTTACTAGCTTTACCACCAAATGTTCTGCTAATTAAACCCTTTTGCCCAAGTAACCTACCTGCTTCTGATACGTCAGCTTTATATATTAGAGAGAATTGGTCTAAAGTTATATTGTGCTCATCTAATACTTTAGTTATATTATCTATAGGAACATCTCCTCTAACAATAGCTCTGTATATAGCTGCTGTTATTCTTTCTCCCGGCTTTTGATTAACTACATCTTTACCAACACGCAATACTGCCGCAGTAATATTATTTCTAACTTCTTCTGACAAGGTAGATGTCATAGTTTCAGAAGTAGATTTATCCTTTTTTAATTGTATTCCTTCTGCTACTTTTTTAGGGTCAAGAGGTGCTTTATCAACATCAATGTCTCCCTTTTTTGGCTTAGTTACTTCTACTAAATTTTCATCTATCTTACTTATAGTATCTTTATCTGCACTCTTTAAAACCTCATCTGTTTTAGCTTTAGCTTTTGCTTCACGAAGTTTTATAGCAGATGATGCTCTTTCTTCTAACTTTAATGTTTTTAACTCTGAAGGTAATGTAGCAGCTCTAGCAATACCTGTAAGTAAAAATCCACCTGTAGCTGCAAGTGCTGTTTCAGTTAAAGGTCTTTCAATCTCAAAACCCTTCTCTCCTTTTATGCCTGAAGCAACTCTAGTGCTTTCTTTTACAACACCTTGACCTAAACCAATTCCACCTTCAATAGCAGCACCTTTAGCACCTGCTTTCATAACTTCTTTTAGTATTTTTTTAATGCCTAATTTACTAGCTTGTACACCTCCTTGTGCAGCAATCTTACTAAATCCACCTGTAAAAACACTAGCAATAGTAGAAGGTGCAGTTGCAAGACCTTGTGCATAATCGCCTAGTTTCCTTACACCTGTATCCACATCCTCAAAGAAACTCTCTCCTTCAGACCTTTCATATAAATCTAATAATCTACCATATCTAGCTTTTTGTTCAGTTGTGCCTGTCATTACATGACGTAAGTCTTTTACTGCTGTAACCTCATTAACATCTGAAATACGAAAGTGTTCCATGTAAGTTTCATATATCTTTTCAGGGGTATCTAATTCATCATCATTAAAACCTGCTCGTTCCTCTAAAAGAGTAGCAGCATCCTCAAGAAAAGAAAGGTCTTTTGTCAAGACCTCTTTATTCATATCATTGCTATCATAAAAATTATAATCTTTATACATTATTGAAGACCACTTTCTTTTATAACTTTTCTTACTTCAGCTTGTGCTATACTACGAGCATCTAACACATCTTTACCCTCATCAATTAGTTCTTGAGTTCTACGTTTAATATAATTTTGTTTTAAATCAGGAGGAAACTTTGTAGAACCTTTTTCTAGTTCGCTTGTAATAGCTTGTAACAAAGTAGGAACTTTAACTTCTTCATTTTCTTCTTTTACCTTTATTTTTGGTTTTTCAGAAAGGTCTCCAACTTTATTGCTGTCACTAGTTTTATCCCCACCTTTTTTAGGGTTACTATCTGACGTATCAACTGTAGTTAACTTACCTTGAGGAAAAAGTAAATAATCATAAGCCACTGTATCATCCATTGAAAAATCTTGAAATACAATTTTATCATATTGCTTGGTTAATTCAGATGCCCTTTGCAATATCTCATTTGTTTTCTCTCCTTTTTCCTCGTCTGTTTCTATATCAAAACCACCTGTACTTGAATTATATTTAAAATCTAACTTAATTCCAGCTTGGTCAGCTAAAACAGACGCAGCACTTCTATTGAAAGCAGCACTTGACATTTTAGTTCTAGTATCTAAAGCTCTTTGAGCACTAGCAGTAAAACCACCACCTATTTTAGAAATGTCATCATCTACTTCTATAGTTCTTTTAGGTGTAACTAAATCAGTTTTAGCCTTTATAGTTTCTCCTACAGGTCTACGCAAACCTAACGCAGCCAAAGTATCTACACCACCACCTGTAAATTTCATGCCTGATAAATCTGTGTCTACAATATCTCTAGTTAAATAATTAAGTAAGGAAGATTTATCTACATTAACGTCTGTATCACCTGTAACACTAACAAAACTATTTAGTTTGTCTTTTGTAATCCCGGGTTTCTTTGATATTTTAATTACATCATCATATAAATCTTGTTCTAATACAACTTTTATAGACGAATTGTTTAGTCCTTTGTTTCGCAATACATTGTATTTATCACCTAAGTCTGACATTCTAGTCTGTCTTCTTTTTCTTGTAGCCAATCTATCTGCCATTATAACTTGTGATGCATCTTTAATAAGAGCATCTATACTAGATTGCTGACGAGCTATTTCCTTAGATGCACCTTCAGCTACACCACCTAAAAAACTCATAGTATTACTACCAAATAAACCCAATCTTATCTCCTAGCCATTAATCCCATTTGAGGTTCTTCCTCTTCTGTAGCAGTTTCTTGCGTATCCATAGGTAATTCATCTTCATCATCGTCAACTAAATCACTTAGTTTACCTATCGTAACGTCAATATCACTTGTATTACTACCTATTTTGACAGAATCATCGGCATCTAATCCTGTATTATACTCTATATCAGCACTATCTGCAACTAATTTTATGGTCTCCATAATAACAGGTAATACCAACATTCCTACATCTATGCTATGCAAACCTTGCATAACACTAGATAGCTGTATTGTATTAGCTAATGTTGTTATAGGAACACCCATTTCTAAAACATTTACTAATGTCTCTGTAAACTGTTTATCTTGCATCCTAGTAATATAATACTTAGAAGCATCCTCAACCGTTGTGTACTTTGCAGGTTGTTGCCACGGTCTAGCACCTAACTCGTGTGTCATTGACATTCCCGGAATAGGAGCATCTATCAATGGTTCATTTCTATTAGGCATCTTTTAATTCCTTAATGTTTTGTTGCTCTGCTCTGAGTGATTCTACTATGTCTGCTATAGTTTCTATAGGTTGTTTTGCACCACTGTCTTGCGTATCAATACCCATAGAGTTTCTTTTTAACAACCCACTATTTTTAGCAACAGGTTTTTTTATATTCTTTCTTTGCTTTATAAAAGCATCAACTTCCTGTGAAATACTAAATGCTGGATTAAACATATTAACCTCCTAAAATTGATTTAGCAGGATTTAATGTGCCTATATAAGCAGCTCCTAGTTGTCCTACTAAATTACCTATGGCAGTTGACCCAGAAGCACTAGCAGATAGTCTCTGTGCTTCTGTTCTAGCATCAGCACTGATGTTAGCTACTGCAAGTTCTTTAATTCTGTCCTGTTCATTCTCTGCACTTTTCCATGCCCACTCCATAGTGTCAGCATAAAAGGTCCATAAGTTATCATATTGTTGTGTAGATATGTCTAGTACTGCTTTAGCATTTAATTCGTTAGCACGATTAATACTTGCAGTATCTGCTGTAGCAATCTCTCTTCTCCACACTGCATTGTTCTGTGCAATAGCTAATTGATTCTGTGCATTGAATTGGTCACGTTGATTAGCTACCTCTGCATTAAATCTTGATAGTGTGTTTAACTCACCTGCATTAAACTGATTCTGTGCATTAGTCTGTGTAGAGTTAAACTGAGATACTTGATTTGCTAAACTAGCCATAAACTGATTTGTCTGATTATCTGATGTAGCATTAAATTGTCTTGCCGCATTTACGGCAGCTTGGTCTGTTAACAACGACTGATTGATTGCCTGTGCATTAAATAGAGAAGTCTGCTGTTCATTAGTCAAGTTAGCCATATCTAACTGCAAGAAGTTGTTAGCATTTTGTACTGCTGCCTGTTGTCTAGCATTTAAGTTAGCACTATCCATCTGTGCAAGTGCCGATGCTTCAGCCATCACTACACCTTGTCTGTTAGATAGGTTGTTTAGATTAACTGTATTAGCTGTTCTACTATTCTCTAATGCTATAGCCTGTTCAGCAGTAAAGTTTCTATTAGCTATGTCAGCTATCTTAGCAGAGTTCTGTACCCTTGCCTGAAAGTCTTGGTCAAACTCTAAGCCTAAGAATGTTGCACGTTGTTGTGCCGCTAACATGGCTCTCTGTTGTCTATTAGATAAGTTTTGTAATTCAAATGTTCTTACTGTCTGAGCATCTGCATTAGCAATAGGAAGTGCAGACTCTAATGCTGCCTGAACCATTGCCTGTCCTGCCATACTAGATGCACCTATACCTCTTTGTTGCATCATAGCCTGAACACCTCTAAGTGCTCCTGCTGCCCATGCAGGTGGATTGGTTGCATCAAAGTTAGCAGTTAAACTAGCTAGTTGTCCTGCTACAGTTGCCTGTTCACTAGGAGTAGATGTGGCAGCTTCAACCTGCTCAGTAAATGCCTTAGCTTTCTCTGCATCAGCTACACCATCTATTAACTCGCCTGTTTGTATTTGTCTAGTAGTAGGATTGTTTAATGTGATTGCACTACCTTGTGCGGCAGTTACATTGGCTACACTTGTAGCTGTCTGTTGAGCTGCTACAACTTGTGCCTTAGTATCTGATGCATCGGTCTGAGCTGCTGTATTAGCCTGTAATGCATTTTGTACGTCATCACTAGCTTGGTCAGCAGTCATAGCAGTTGAGGTAACAGTTGTTGGAGCACTTGCCTGTGCTGTCTCTGCACCATATGTAGGTGCTACAGGTGTGCTTGTTAGTTGTCCTGTAGTAGGAGTAATGATTTGCTCTTGCATTACAGGTGTTAGTTCAGGCTGTGTTACAGCACCTACAGGTATTGCACCTGTCTGTGCGAGTGTAGCACTTGCATCTGTTATAGTCTTTGGGTCAGTAGCTGTGCCATAGGCAGGTACTTGTCCTTCTGCTTCACCTAATGTGGGTACGTATGCTTGTTGTATAGGTGTAGTAGAAGGGGTAGACTGTGTTGGAGCACCACCTGTTTGCAATTTAACTACACCACCTTTAGCCATCTCTTGTGCCTTACTTCTGTACACAATCATCTCACGTTCTTTGTCAGGGTTCTGCTTCAAGTAGTCATCAAACTTTTCCATACTACCTGCATAACCCATACGTGTGGCTATCTTCTGTAATCCCTGTGGCTTAAAGCCTTTAAACATTGCCATGTATTCTTATCCTATTTCATTACTATTGCGACAACCAAAGCTACCACACCTAAAGTTCCCACCATAGACATAGCTTCTATTCGCCACATTCTTTTGTCTAAACCTTCTAGTTTATCATTGACCATCTGATACCTGATAGCACATTCTTTCTCGTGTGCATCAAGCTCTAGTTGTACTTTTAGTTCAGGTTGCATACTCATTTTCATACCTAGTCTGCATCAGCTATTGTGTTGCCTTCAGCTACCCATTCTTGGATTGCTTGGTAGTGTCTGTTAGCAGGGTCTATTGGTACAGACCATTCCGTGCCATCTATTATAGCCTTGATATTTCTAATACCAAGAACTTCGTTGTATTTAGCTGATGCAATATCCATATCTATAACTCCGAATCTGCTTGATAATTAGCGATTGCATCACCAGTATTGCTTTGATGATAAACATACATAGATGCATAAGGAACAGCATTATTTCCAGCAAAAGAAGTTGGTGCAGTACCTGATACAACACTCAAAGCAGGTGTGTTTCTCATTGGAACTGGAAACTCTACAGTAGCAATAGCATTTGACCCATATTGCGTTGTATAAACAGGAGCTAAGTTTTTGAAATAGTACCTTGAACACAACAAAAACTCTTCCCCAACTGACCTATGCTCAAATGGTGTGGCTTGTGAGCCTACTTCTAGTTGTACTCCAGTTATAAAAAAGTTATTATCTGTACTGCTGTAAAAACTACTTATACCATCTGCTCTGTTAGCATTTGTTTTATTTTCCCAACCAGAAGCTAGTGTGCCACTAGTAAATGAAGAGCCACCATGCAACCAAAAATTTATTGTAAGACTCTTAGCGTTATCATCATCAAATGGACTTGAGCCATCATCTGCATCTGCTTCAAATGTTATCTCATGTCTTACCCAATCTGTTGTAGTAGCAAATAATTTTCCATTTGTTCTATCATTATCTTGGTCTTGTAGTTCTGCAACAAAATTAAACACAGCGTTTGCTTTTACATAAAAGCTAAGTGTGATTTGTTTTGCTCCACTAACACCTTTGCCTATTGCTTGTACATCTTGACCTTCAAAATGCTGTCGTAAAATTAATATTTCACCTGCTGCAATAGATGTATCAGCAGTTGTGCAATCTAATTTCATACAGTTAGCAAATCCAACAGGTCCATCAGCAGTTTGTGTCATAGTTAATCTACCTGCTGTATCTCCTGCTTCTAGATACCATCTATCTAAAGTAAAATAACCACTTGATGCACCTATTCCTGTAACTGACGTACTCCTCTGTGCCACTTGCATTGCACCATTTATGGCAATATTCCTTCGCCCACCAATCTGACTATTGGTTAGGACTTCACCCATCTTTGCTAATTCTGCTGCTTTGGTCATGCTAAGTCTCCAAATATTTGTGTAGTTATAAAAGTAATATCAAATTCTTGACCATCAGAATTACAGAAAAATCCATTTACAGAAAAAGCAGTAGTAGTGAAATTAGGGTCAAGAGTATCCGAATCAAAATTACTACCAAAATTAATTACTCTACTTGCCGATGATGCGTTATTTTCTGCTGCATTACCACTAAAAGAATAATTTACATTACCCATAGCACTAGCCATAGTAACTGTATAATTACCTGCCGAAACATCTGTTAAACTACTGTGATTAAAGCTATCACGAGCAGCAATAGTTCCTCTGCCATTAAAGTTAAGCCAAGACTTTGCTGTACCCTGATTGATTGTACTCATTGCAGTAGAATTATTACTACTTGCATCTGTTAATGTGTTTACTCTTAATATACTAGCCATTATGCGAGGTCTCCCATCCAAATATGACCTGCAATCTCTTGGTCTCTAAAAGCAGGGCTTGAATCTTGATTTCTATATTGCCATCTACAAGTTGATGTTGTCATTGCATTTTCTGCATCATCTGCATCAGACCCACCAGAACTTACTGCAGGAAAACCAATTCCCCCTACATTAGCACCCGTTTGTTTACTCATATGTGATATGACATAATCATTGTTAGAAAAATTATTTGTGTAAGTATAAGTTACCTCTCCTGCTCCGTGGTCGGTTGTAACAGAACAGTTAAAACTATCTCTTGTGGCATAAGTGCTTATAATCTTAGCATTTATCCAACACTTACCTAACCCTTGTTGCAGATTAGTTGTTGTACTATTGCCTTCACCTGTAACGACTATGCTACCTGCTGTGGTTACACCTGTGAGTGTATCTACTTTTAATTGTGATGCCATTATGCTAAGTCTCCAAGTAAAGAAACACCTGCGTACGGAACATCTTCGTTTGAAGTGTTGGCGTAAGCTGCAACGTATCTACCTTGAGTGGTTGTTGCAACGTAACTAGCTTGAGCTTGACTTAAACATTCTTGACTGTTAGCAGCCATTCCACACATTCCTAGTCTACAATAATTTGCATTACTCATAGCAGATGCTATTGTGATTGTATAATCACCTGTTCCATTGTCCGTAAGACTACTATGATTTATACTGTCTTGTACAGCAACAGTGCCTTGACCATTCCAGTTAACCCAAGACTTTGCTAAACTTTGCACAGTATTCTGCGTAACTGCACCACCATCAGATACATACGTTGAGGTATTACCTATCTTTACATTCGTGCCACCTGACCCTGCTTTATCTACAATGGTGTCTACATTTAATTGACTTGTCATACTATACTCCAATATCCATTAACAGTGACTGTTGCACTTTGCGTTATAGGACCACCTGATACACCATTCTCATCACTATCTATTGTAATATCTGCACTTATTGTCTGTCCATTTAATCTGATGATTGAGTTGTTACCTTTGAATGGGTATCTGTTATCTGATTCAGTCTTAGTGTATGTCTCGTTAACTGAGAACACATCATAGGCTACCATCTCAATGATGTCATTAAGTGATGCACCTTGTACAAGCACCACAGTTGTACCTGTAGTTGCTGTGTAGTCATCTCCCGGAACAAGCAATATACCATTCTGATATACGTCTAGGTACAAACTATCTGTGTAGGTAAGTGTTAATGAGTTTGCATCAGAACCACTGAAAGATGTTTGCCCTGCCGTAGCTTGGTATTGGAATCTGTTACGTACTCCCTGTGAAGGAGATTTGCCTATGTATGCCATTCGTTACTCCTTTGGGTACTTATCTTTAACAGCTTTAATGGTAGCTTTCCAAGCATCTATACCATTGTGATATATGTCATCTAGTTGGTCTGCCATTGATGGATATTCTAATTTTCTTTTTGGTATATATTCCATTGATGTCATTTTAGCTTTTATATCGGCTCTAGATATTTCTGCTGTGCCTTCTAACCATTCTATTTCACAAGTATCAATATCGTTACCTCTGATAACATATATGGCATTTGGATTAATTTTTAATATTGCTTCGCCTATCATGCTCCAACCTCTATAAGTGTAATTGTTCCTAAAGAATTGTTTTCTTGAGCAGATACAACAGCAGAAGTACCTGCTCTTTTCATACCTACTGTATATGTAGTTGCATTTGTTGTATTAGGAGAATCTAAAACCATACCATTTACAGTTGTTAATATAGCACCATCAGCAGAAAAATTTTGTGCCAACCCATAATTTGCTCCACCACTTAAACTAGTTCCACTTACTGTTCCTCTAAATATATCAAAAACACCAAATGTGGTTGTAGCATTATTGTAAGTACAAGTATTAAAGTTAATCAATATTTTAGATGAAGTTGAACTTGGTGTTATAGCAAGTGTTAAACCAGTTGTGGCATAGCTAGTACTGTTCATGTTTACTTGTGTTGAAGATGTGGCTTGTAATACTTGCAACACACTTCCTGCCGACATATTAGCATCAGCAAACTGATTGGTTACAGTTCCAATCCCACTGCCTGTTACTTTTGTTAAAGCCATTAACTACTCCTTATGCGTATGGACTGTCACCTAATGTGCTTGTATCCCAAGCAGCTTTAAGTTTAGCTATAGTGTCTGCACTTGATATTGCACTTGCAGCAGGAGCATCTCTTAATGCTTTCTTCTTTGCTACACTTGCAGTCTTTGCATCTGCATCATCAGCTTCTAATGCTTTCATATAGATTACATCTTCAGCATCAAGTAGAGGACCTCTTGCTTCCCTTACTTTATCCTTGAATATAGTTTTAGCTACAGCCAAATCTTCTGTTATGGTTGTACCTGATAATGACCATGCACCTCTGAAGTGCCTGTCTGAAGGAACAGTAGCATCTGAAGCAGATATACTGTTACCATCTTTGTCTACGATGTTAGTTGTTGCCATTGGTTTCTCCTTTAAGCAGCTTCTTCATTATGCGTGGTGTTTATGTCTTCATTAATCTTCCAAGCATTTCGCCACACTCTAGTGCTTGGTAACTGTGACTTAGTACAAATGAGCATACGAGGTTTGTTGGCTTTGTCATAGTCTTGCCATACATGTCTCGGTAGGTCCTTCATAATAAGATATTCTATTGCCCTTTCTTCTGTCATAGCTTCAATAGGTTTAGTGTTGTGTAACAAGTAACCTCTTGTATGCTTTACAAAGTCAGGCTTTTCTTCATCCTTCTTGAGTTCCCAATAGGCTTCTACAGGGGGAAGTATGCCACCTTGCAATGCACAAGCCATCCAATTTGGGTCAGGATGTGTAATCTTTGCAGGTTCATCTGGTGTCTCTGGGTCTTCCCATACGACACAGTATTCTGTTCTGTGTGGCTCTAGCTTTTCTTTTGCCCAACACAGTCTATCCCAAAGATGTGTGCCTTGAAATTCTGGTGTGGTTATTGTCATGCTAAGTCTCCCATCAAATGTAATGATATTGCAGCTGCATCAGCATTAGCACTAGTATCACTTCTTTCCACTTCTATTCCATAAGTATTACTAGCATCAGTTCCACACATAACTTGTAAATTCTGACCGGGATTGCTAGTTGATTTATTTCCATGACCAAAAGTACCACTTATGTTTGCAGAAGAAAAAGCATTTGTAAGTGTAATAGAAGTTAATCCTGTGCCACCATCAGTAGCAGAAGTAACATTAAAACTAGACTCTATAGTTGCATCTGACTGAGTGATAAAAGCCCATGCCTTCGCACTACCATTCACAACATAATCTGTATCCAAAGACTTAGCTGTGCCTGTTATCTGTCCACTTGTTGATAATGTATCAAATGCTATTGTTCCGTTTGCCATTATGCGAGGTCTCCATGTGTTATAGTATAATTTATTGGAGCATCTACTAAGGAATTATTTCCATCTACTGTTCTTTGTCTATAAGAGCCAACAAAAACATCTGCTTGTACTATCTGAGTAGTAACAGCGTTATCATCATTTTGAGCATTAATAGTATAATTTACATTAGCATAATCATTCGTTATTGTAAGAGTTGTATCACCAGTGCCGCCATCAACAATACTAGCAATATTAAAACTAGCATTTATAGAGGGTGTTCCAGTTTGATTAAATCTAACCAGAGTTTTTGCCAACCCTTGTTGAATACTTGTATGTGCAGTACCTTCACCTCTAATAGTCATAGAGTTTGCACTTGTACTAATTACAGGTGTTGAGCCAATAGTTATGGTTGTTGCAGTGGACTTGCCTGTGATTGTGTCTAATATTACTGTACTCATGCTATCCTCCTATCTCAGTTGCTGAGATAAAACTAATACCTCTCTCTGCTTGAGTGTTGTTAGTATCATTAACTGTCTTATTAACATGAAGAGTGCTACCAGCATAAACACGAACTCCTACTTTATAAGTTATTTGACTAGTGGTTGAAGGAGCATCAAAATAAGTATAGTAAACCATTTCAGGTGTGCTAGTAGCATCATCAGTATGATGTGATAATCTTGACATAGATATACCACAGGCTCTGTTACCTTCAGTAGGTGCTCTTAATAAAGTTGAATCTCTATAAAAAAACCAAACAGCTTCAGTTGCATATGCTTGATTTGACCACTCATGGAATACATGACAATCTAATTTAATTATAGATGATGTGCTTTTAGGTGTAATATTAAGTGTCAAAACTGAACTACCTAAAATCGTACTTGTATTAGCACTTAAACTTTGTGAAAATGTTCCAGTGTATTGTGTATATTGAACTTGTAACACAGCACCCTTCATGTAAGGAATACTGTTGCCACTTGTATCCGTAATTGTATCTACTTTGATTGTACTCACGATATCACCAACCTTCCACCACTATTCACTGTCAATGTCACACCACTATCTACTGTAAATGTTCCAGTAACTTGTGCGTTTTCTGTGGCTAGTATTGTTGTGTCAGCAGTTAAAGTCTGTGCATTAGTTCTAAACAAACCACCACCTTTGAAGTTACCCTTGAACTCTGCTGAAGGTGTTACACTACCTGCTGATAACTCAAGAAAGTATACAAAGATATTGCCTGTACCACTTGAGGGTGCTGCACTAAATGTTAATGTTGAGCCATCAGGTACAGTGTAAGCTGCACTATCTTGCACAACACCATCAACACTTACAAGTATCTCTTGTACTGAACCTACTGTTCTTCCAAGTGCAAAGGTTGTATCAGAACCATCACCATTAAATCTTACGACAGCAGGTGGTGCTTGGAAGTTAGCAGGTACTACATTTCCTAAGTATGCCATTCTATCTCCTATTCACTAATAGTATCAACTGCTGAGACAACAACATCAAGTGAATTTGTTACACTTGACTTTGCTCTTAGTTTATCACCTGATTGTAATATTATCTTTGAACCACCATCTATTAATTCTAAAGCACCACCAACAGGTATAGGTGCAGATTTAATTAGGTAAGCTGTTACGTTATTACTATTGTCAGTAATAGCTACGTCTACAGTTATCTGTGATGTATGTATGTTAGCCATCCTTATACCAACTATTGCATCATCACTGTTTGATGTAGCTCTTATATCTGCAAGAGCAGTATCTATGTTAGCTGTAAGGGTTCTTTCAAAGTCTTGTGCCATTTCTTTTTCCTTTTATATAATTATACTCGGTATTGCCTTATTTGTCAAGTAAAATCTGATTATAATGCTATTGCCATAGCTGTAGCAAAGCCTTTACTTGCCGAGCTTCCTGCGGCATATGTTTTTAAGTCAGAAGCAGGTATCTGCTTTGTAGTTGTTCCATCTATTACTATGAAAGCATCTGCATCATCCACTGTAATAGACGATGTAGATTTAGCTGAACCATCTAGTAAGTTTAATTCTGCTGCAGTAGAACCTACATTAGTACCACCTATATCAAGTGTAGTCATAGAGACTTCACCTGCTACTGTGACAACACCATCAGCTAGTGTAATTAGGTCTGTATCATCTGTGTGACCTATTGTCGTGCCATTAACTATGACATTGTCTACTGTTAATGTAGTTAGTGTGCCTAATGATGTTATGTTAGATTGAGCTGCACCTGTAACTGTAGCAGCTGTACCACTCACGTTACCTGTCACATCACCTGTGACTGCACCTTCAACATTAGCTACGATTGTACCTGCTGTACCTGAGAATACTTCTGAGGAATTAGTTGCATCAGGTATGAATGTAAACTTACCTGCACTGTCATCAAATCCAAAGAAACCTACTTTAGCTGCAGAACCTGTGTGGTATCTAAACTCAATACCTCTATCTTTGTTGTCATCAGACCCCGGAGCAGTATCACCCCCTAGAGTGAACACAGGGTCATCTACAGTAATTGTTGTACTGTTCACGGTAGTGGTAGTACCATTGACTGTTAAATCGCCACCCACAGTCACTGCACCTGTCGTAGTAACGGTATCTATATAAGCATCTTTCCAACGTACAGAATCACTACCTAAGTCTACATCACTATCTGTTTGAGGACCAAAGATACCATCAGCTACATATACTTGTTCAGCATTAGCAGCATAGAAGTGTATCTCGTTGACTGTTTCAAAGTCTATCTTTGTTTCGTCATCTTCACCAATCTTTATATCTGTTGCAAGTAAAGATGTAATACCTGTCTGTGCTGCATCTATTTCAACATCTATTGTATTGTCAGCATCTTGATATGTAACAGTAACACCTGATTCAGTATTACCTGAGAACATAGCTCCTGCTGTATCTGATATAACTTCAGCTAAAGCTACTCCACCGACTGTTATAGCATCTGCTTCTAGTGTTCCATCAAAGTCACCATCTACAGCATCTATGTTACCTTTAAATATAGTAGCACTTACTGTACCTGTACTTGGGTTATAGGCAAAGTCACCATCAGATTCTAAACCAACATTACCTGTTGCAGAAGCATCTTCTATGAATGGTATTAAGTTTTCTTCATTTGTATTCTCATTATCAGCAACACTAACATGATTTGCATTTGTTGCTGTTGTAACTGTTGTTCCTGCTATCACTGTAGCTAATGCTGTACCATTAACTGTAATAGCATCAGCTTCTAATGTACCATCTATATCTGCATCACCACTAACGTCTAGTGACCCTGCATCTAATTCACCTGATAGAGTTATATTTCTAAATGAGGATACATCTTTATTTGCATCTACTGTAACTGTTTTACTTGCAACAACTGTACCTACAGATGCACCTGTGTCATTGTAGTTGAGTTCTGCTGCTGTAGCACTAACGGCTGTACCATCTATAGATAAGGCATCTGTCTCTAATGTACCGTCAATGTCTGCATCACCTGATACATCCAATGAACCTGCATCAAGCTCACCTGTCAATGTAATGTTACGTAGACTTGATATATCTTTGTTGCTATCAACTACAAGTGCTTTACTTGCTGTTACTGTACCTGCTGTTACACCATCTAAATATAGTAGTTCTGTAGAAGATAAAGTATTACCACCTATGACAACACTGCCACCTACAGTTAAGTTGCCTGATATATCTACTGCACCATTTATGTCAACAGTGGTTGTGGCTATTTGTACTTCTGTGTCTGCGACAATGTCAAGTTGTCCATCCGTACTTGAATTGATGTATATAGCTGTGTCTCTGAATTGTAACTTCTCTGTAGAAGCAATAAGTATGTCATCACTAAATTCAAAATAATCCTCGTCTTCCATCCATTTCATTACACCGTCATTGCCATTTGCATTAAATGTAATGACTATATCAGCATCTGTTGAACCATCACCAAAGCTAAGTGTATTACCTAGTAGGCTAGTAATAGGACCACCTTCACCTGCTGTGCCATCATGTGTGTGTCCTGTTCCTGCAGCAAAGGCAGCTAATATCTGATTAAACTCATCATTGGTATGAGCAGCAGTTATTACGTCTCCATCTGTGTACGAGGACTGTCTTGTATATGTAGCTCCCATTAACGTCTAGCTCCTAGTTGATATTCTAATTGAAAACCTTTAAGTGAATAAGGTGCACTTCCTGTGCCATCCGTAACTCTTAAAGCAACAGCAAATCCTGAACCTTCTACTGCTTGCCTAACTAAAGGTTGTGATGCTCCACCATATGTAGGTACTCCATAAACTGATGTACCATATATAGCAACAACATCTTCTGAATCTAGTGGATATGCTGCAGGTCTCGGTGCATCTTTATCCTCGTAGTCATATCTTAAAAATAAGTCTGCATCTATTGCTGCTTCAGGCTTATAGTTTATAATAACCCTTTGCATATGCTTTCTTATTCCGGGGTCATTAAATGTTAAGTCAGGACTTCTATATTTACCTGCTATATTAACACCATTAAATGTATTGCCTACTTCTTGCCTATATATAAAACCATCTGCGTATCCACCATGTAAAACAATAACATCACCGTCATCTACGAAGTGGTCAGTACTAGCAGGTTTTATTCCTCTAATCTCTGCAAACTCAAACTTCTGTCCTCTAAGTGAACATATGATACCTTTAGTTTGATTATCTACAGTACCACTTTTAGTAAAGAATATTCTATATTGTGTCTTATCAGGTATAACTATACTGTCAAACTCTGATGCACTAGCTATATTCTCATTAAATATAGACTGCACATTAGAACTTATAGTTCCCAATTCCACGTCACCAATTCTTGCTGTACCTGCAATGGTTCTTAAACCATCAGGACCTAAGAATATAAGGTCACCTGCAAATTCTTGGATTGTATCACCGTTGATACATCCTATGTCTCTTGTTATGTCGGTCATCGCAAAGTCAGTTACAGACGAACCTGCTAATTTAAAGATTCTATTCTCACAAAACACAAACAAGTTATCACGGAAAACTTTAATGCCTGTTATGGTATCATCAACCTTGATACTGCCTGAACCTGAACCACTAGAGAAGTTATCTTCATCAAACGGTTTACTAAACACTAATTCCTGTGGAGTACCTGACATGCCTGAATAAAACATGTGGTCTCTAAATGATGCTACGTGTTTAGCTCCTGCAACAGCAGACTCTGAAACATCTGAAGCTGCTAGGGAAGAGTTAAATATAGTCGGTGCATTAGCACCATCAACAACTATAATCTTATCTGTGTTATCATAGTTATATCTCTCAAACCTATACTTTAAAGCACCTGTTCTGCCACTATCTCTGCTAGTCCACGATGAACCACCCGGAGTTGCACTATATATACTAGTACCTCTAGCAGCTAACACGACACTACCAAAGGTTGCAACCATAAGTACTTTTTCTGTAGCAGATGCTGTCTGTGGTACAACTGCTGTTACATACTTAGAATATCCATTTATTCTTCTGTAGCCACCTGTTATGTCAGGCTCAAAGTTCTCTAACTCTAATGCTTCACCCGGTTGCATCATAAAGGTAGATTTGTTTAGTACTAACCCACCTTCACAAGTAAATGCTGAAGGTACTGTTTGAGATTGGTCTGCCATTATAATGCCCTAATGTCTGCACTACCTGTTCTAGCTATAAAGGTTGAACGTAGGTATGAGAATTTATTTACTAATAGTGTTTGCATATTCTTAATGCCTTGTTCAAATCTCTGCATATTAAGTTGATACTGTTGTGTCTCACCTCTATACTGATACACAAATGCTGTAGCACCATCTACAATTACAGGTGCAAATCTATCAGGTATAGTTGTAGTATCTCCATGTGCTGATAAGTCACTTGGGAATGTGTAGTAATCAAACTTTATTGCATATGCTTTATTTGGAAATGGGTATAGAAGATAATTATTATCAGGTGTTCTCACTACATATTCAGGAACACCACCTCTGTCAAACTGTGCTACTGTGATACCACTAGCTATTGAAGCAGCTGTTGTGCTACTTGCACCTCTTGTACAACCTGTAAATGTAGTACTAGTTACTCCTGTGTAAGTAATTGTCTCATTACCTATGACTATTGTACCTGCACTATCAAATCCTGTAGTGCTTGCTACAGTTATAGTTGTTACACTATCTGTGTGTATTGTACTAGTTGTTGTAGTATTTATTTCATCTTCTTGATTTATAACTCTATTTATGTAGTCATTATAATCAAGTAGATTTAATTTATACCCACTATTACCTAAGTCACTATCCTTGACTATTCTAAATGTATTGTAATCTACTGTCTTAGTAGAAGCAGGTAAACTATACCTAACCACACCTGCTGTCAGTGTCTGAGTAGCAGTAGCATGATTAAAGGGATAGTTAAACTCTCGCTGATTAATAAAACGTATAGATTCATTAACTGCGTTTTGGCATTGAACTTGTATACCCCTAGCACTAGAAAAGGTCGCTGAAGTTAATGCAACCTCATTCAACCTTGCTATTACTTTATTTGTTATTGTTAGGTAAGTCTCTGCCATAGTAATTCCTATAAAGATAAGAGAGCAAGTTGCCCTGCTCCCTTATATATGATTTAAGCTAAAGTGTCTCTGTCAACTTCGTCAGCAGACATGTCACCTTGGTCACTTATATCCATCATCATTGCATACACACGTATTTTACCAGCAGTAAATGATGCACCACCACCTGCTAATAACACGTCAATAGTGTCAGCAGAAGTAGAAGCAGTCAAACCTGTGATTGCAATCTGAGGAGCATAAGCACCATCGGCAGCACCATCAATATCAAAAGTTGCAACAAACTCATCAACGTCACCACCTGTGAAACCAAGTGATGCAGTTGCATCTGTGCCAGTATTCTGAGTTGCACTTTCTACAACCTGAAGACCTGCAGCTACGATAAGAGTATTAGCTGGAACTGTGATAGCTTGAATAGTATCACCGTTTGGATTAATGCTATTAGCAGTTAAGTCAATAACATTATCCATGTAGTATACGTTCCTACCTCTCTGGGAGTTGCCAGAAGCGGCTTTAAGAACAGCAGTAATATTCGCCATAATTCAATCTCCCTATGCTAAGTGGTAAGCGGCAGTACAGATTGCTTCAGGGCGAAGAATCTTTCTACCATATAAATGCATACCACGAACAATATCAGCAAAAGAATCAGGGTCTCTATAAGTCTCTGTCTTGTTGATTTGCTCAGCAGTAGCTATTGATGAAGAGTGACCAGCAACAATAATACCAAAGTTTGTAGAACTGTTCGCACCTGTATTAGATGGTCCTGTTCCTAAACTTGGAAGGTTATTTGACTGATACACCTTAAATCCGTGTAGATTATTAAGAACTAAACCATTCTGTAGTCCTGAACCACCAAAGTCTGCATCAAACAATCTTGTGTCCTCATCCTTTAGTACTTCAATAAATACAGGGTCTAACACTAACCATCTTCCGTTAGTATCAACATTCTGTTGGTCTAGTAGTCTTGACATTCTAGCAATCACTGTCAATGGGTTTCTATCTCCATTAGCAGGAGCAGCAGTAGTAGCTCCACCTGTTCTTGGTAAGATAGCCACAGCATCTCCAGCAGAACCACCGAAGTCTTCAGCATCAATTTTCATTGAAGATAAGAGTTCGTCAGAACCAGCTGTTGAAACAGCTACACTACCATTAGTAGTTGTATTAGCTGTGTCTGGAGCACCATGTATAGATGATTGCTTGTAACCTGACATATAACCAAGTACATCTTGGTCAAATTGGTCGGCTAGTCTATAGGCTGCTCTATCAGATGCTAACTGTTGAAAGTTAACGTGTGAATGAGCTTCCTCAATATCATCCACTTTAAATGCAAAGTAATTAGCTTTGTCAATATTAAGTGAAAATTCTTCGTCATCAAGGTCTTGAGGAGTTATTGTAGTTCCTCTAGAATATGCCTTGACTGTTATTTCTGGTTCTTTGATAACCTTAACGGAATCGCCCATATTAGCAATCTCACCGAAGTAATCATTATTAGTGATTGCATCAACGATAGATGACTTACGGAACGCAAGTTGCACCTGTTTGCTGTAAATAATAGGACTAAAATTACCGTTAGGAAGATTACCATAACCAGCTGCTGCTGTAAATGCCATTTTTAAATCTCCTTAAACATTTATCATATGTACACGGAATGTGTACTATAGTTTTAGTCATTTTACTTTATAAGGACCATTCATGCGTTGAGGTTGTACGTAGGATAGCTATTCCTGTGTAGGCTCACATAATTGGGTAATCTCTAAAGTGTCGTTTAAAGTGCAACACAAGTATTCAGTTTGGGAACGTGAGGTTGTGTTACACTTCTAGTTATGTATAGTTATATACATAAATTCTTGTTTGTCAACATTATTTTTTATTTATCTAGCTGAACCTGATATGTCATATACAAAGTTGCCTGACCTAATAGCTTCCATTATTGTGTCAGCCTGTTTTTCATACTGTGCAGAGGACATCTTTTGAACAGCAGACTCAAGTATCTTTTTACCTGCTTCTGTAGTATCAACTTTAGTCTTTGTAGATTTCGTGCCAACTTCCATAGCAGCACTCTTATTACTCTTTGTCTTAGTTTCCTTACCGATTCCCTTATCGGCTTTGTATAAGTCAATAGCTCTTGCTGCTGACCTAGCATCATTGTCGTTTTCATAAAGTGCATCCTGTACCCATTTTGGCTGTTCATCTGCCCAATCGTGAAACTCATCACTATCTCTAATATCATTAAAGTCAGGATGAAGTTTCATTAGTTCTGCTTCAGCTTTCTCTTTCTTAGCTTCAACAGACATTTCATCTATCTTCTGTATTCTACTTTCTAGCTCAAGTGATTGCTCTCTTGCTTTCTTCATAGCAATAGTTTCAACAATCTTAGCTACGTCTGGGTACTCTGTTGCCCATGCTTCTATGTCTTCATCAGACTTAGGCAACTTCATTTCTTTCTTAGTTGCTTTAGCTAGTTGCTCTTTCATATCATCTAGCTGTTTTTGAAACTGCTTCTCTTTCTCCTGAGTATGCCTTCTTAAATCTCCATATCTCTTTTTAAAAGTTTTCTCTTCTGCGTTAGTCGGTTCTTCTTCACTAGGAGTTTCCTCCTCGCTAGTCTCTTCTGTACCTTTTTGCTCCTCAACGAGCCTTGCAAGTTCTTCTTCATCTCGCTTTACTCTTTCTTCCTGAGAATAAGGTCTATTCATAAACATTGCTTTTTTAGGTGTAGCATCTTCCACCATTACTTTAGTAGCTTCTTCAGCCATTTGTCTTCTCCTTGGGGGTTATCGTAGCCAGTTATTGTTGGGGGATAAGTAGCCTATTATTGTGGATTATTAACGTGAAGCTAATCCACCTCGCTTCATCTTCTTAGGTTTAGGTGTTTTCTTTTTACCTGCTAGTCCACCTTGTTTAAAGTCCATACCTGCTTCAGAACCGACTCCATAGTCACCACCATCTACGGATGAGCCAGAACCACTACTTGATTCGTTGTTATCAGAATCACTTCCACTCTTCGCAAAAGCCTCTGCAGCAGCTCTATTTGCTGCTTGTTCTGCAGCAGTCGTTGTTTGAGTTTCATCACTATAAACATCACCTGCTGTTGGGTCTCTGCTTTCTATGGTGTCGCTTGGGTCTTCACTATAGGTAGGTTGCTCTTTAATAGCTTGATTTATTTCAGCTATCTTTTGACCTATTTTAGAACCGAGATTAACATTAGTTTTTGTATCAATTTCTTTTAACCCATACTGTTTTGCCATAGCGTTAACGTCAGCTATAGTATCTTTTGTGCTTTTATTAGATTCTGTGCTAATTGTATTTCCGTTTTTATCTTTAGAAAATGTTATATTAGTAGTTAATCTGTCTACAGCAGCAGTTACTCTTTCAATATCAGCAGCAACTACTCCTCTAATTTTTGCAATTTCTTCAGGTGTTTTACCTTTTAATTTTCCTAAATCCTGACCTTTAATTCCTAGTTGAGTTTTAAGAGATGTGAAAAGAGGTGTAAGAGCACCTAATTTCATTTGATTTCGTTCAGGATTTCCTGTTGCGGCACTACTAATTCCTTGAAATACTCCTGCTTTACCAAGGGTACTAAGTTGCATTGCACCTATTTTAGCCATTTGTTTATCTAAAGCATCCATGCTAAACACACTGCTATAACTTAAAGGGTCTCCTGCAAGGTCTACTGCACCACCACCTGCACCACCATCGCCACCATCTCCTGATTCTACAGGTGCTACTTTAGTTGATTGTACTTGAGTTGTCTTCTTAGCTTCCTCTTTAGGTGCTTCTTCTTGTATAACAAAACCTTCAGGCACAGGATATAATGTTGCACCTCTTGTGCCATCTGCGTTTACTAGATGTGGTATCATACGTGTCTGACCTGTTGCTGCATTAAAGTATCTAACGGTTTCTGTCGTAGGTGCTCCTGTTGCACTAGGTCCTAATAACTGATTATAACTTACAGGTGCGTATGGTGTTGCTCCTACTCCATACATTTTACCTACATTAGGTACATAAGGTGTTCCCTGCGTACTGCCTGATACTCCATCTGCTACTTGTTGTGGTACTCCCATAGGATTGCCCATTGGATTTGTTCCTAGTGGTTGGCTACCTGTTGGAATAGTAGGTGCTACATAAGTACCGTTAGCTGCTTCAACTACTCCACCTCTATTATACTCTAATTCGTCTTCCATGTCAAGGTCTGTTTCATCAAAAGGTAAATCATCAGGCATAGTAGCTTCATCTGAATTACCCATCTGACCCATAGCTTCCATTTGCTTCAGTCCTTGTTTAGCTTCTTGTCGTAACTGCATTAACTTCTCAAGACCTATGAATCTCACTACGTCAGCAGGAAATACAAACTCTCCTTCACTTAACTGTGCAGGTATGTCATCTCTAACTTCTTCTCTTGTAGAACCCGGAGGAACATCATTGCCTGATACTTCGTCAATCATGCCACCTTCATCTTTGAGACCACCATCTTCAAACATTTCCATTTGTTTATTTAATGCCATTTACTTCATCCCTTAATAGTTTGAGTTTACTTAAAGTTGCTATAGCTCCTTGAGACCTATGTAGAGTTATCATGTCGTTAGACTGTTCTAGTATCTTATGTTGTTGCTTTATTAATTCATCAATGTAATCATTGAAGCTGTTCATTAGTTTGAGGTTGTTCACTAGCGGCTTGATTTGCTGCAGCACCTGCTTGTCCATCATTTCCTGAAAATCCTTGTTCGCCCGGCACAGGTGCTTGTCCTGTACCTACATTACCACCACCTGCTCCTGTGGGGTCTAGTGGGTTAGCACCTACAGGTGGTTGACCTGCCTGTGGTGGTTGTTGTTGTTCTTGTGGCATAGCACCTTGCATACCTTTTAGTATCTCGGCTTGTACTGCTGCTTCATCCATATTATTAGTTACCTTTTCAGGGTCTAGTTCCATAGACTTAGCTATCTCTCTAATAATATATGGAAACTTAGCAAACGGAGCTAGTGCAGGATTAGATGCCACTTGTAAGAAGGACATTAATCTCTGACTACGTACTTCGTTAGCCATAAGACTTTCTGTTCCACGTGCAACAACTTCTAAGTCACCTTTGATTTCTTTGTCAAAGTTAAACTGCATATTAAAACGGAACATACCTTCGCCTAATGGCTTGAGTAAATAATCGTCTACGTTCTTTATAACAGTCTTAATACTACCTGCCGCTGCGTTCATAAGCATTGATATACCTGATGCAGTTCTACCTACACCTTGTACACCTGTCTGTCCGTGTGCGAATGACGGAAAGCCTGTGCTCTCGTCTGCAAGTTGTCTAGCCTTAGTCAAACAGTTGTAAGTTCTCATTTGATACGTTAGGAAACTTAGTACCGAAGATAGCTTGACCCGGAGCACCACCTTGTCTTCTAAAAACTTTGCCCGGATACACAGATAAGTCCTGACCCGGAACTAGGTTAGTTTCATCTACCTCTATAAGTAAGTTACCTGATAACACAGCGTTGTCTACAGACATTCTCATAAAGCCATTCATAAGTGTCTGTGTGTCATCCATGTTTTCAGCTAGACCCTACACCAAAGAAAGAATATGGATTCAACTCGTATGGAGCTGCCATGTAAGGTATAGTGGCAGGTTTGAAAGGATTAAGAACCATTCTTATTAACTTACCATTACTAATCCATATGTTCGCTTGTAATTCATCAAACTCCTTGAGGTCTTTAGGTATGTCTACACCATTTTCCTCAAGCATATCAACGTCACACATTCCCCAATATTCTAGTACTTCAAATCTATCTATTCCGTGGTCTGCTGCATAGTCAGATAAATCATCTTCCCAATACTTTTTATCATAAGACTCACCTGATGCAACTACTTCGTCAATTACGTTTGCACGAAAGTAAGGTCTCTTCTTTAATCCACGTAGCTGTGTTCTTGACATCTTGTGTCTTTCAATCACAAACTGTGCTTCATCCATGTTGGCAGCATCAGGGTCAGGAAAGAAGTTCCATACTGATACGTGTGATGTAGATGGTACAGTCTTAAAGACAGGACTATAGTTACCTTCCTCATCCCAATTAGGATATTCTTTATCTACAGCAAAAGGACCTTTCATTACTCCTGTTCCGAATAATGCCATCTCAAATGCTGTACTTCTTAATTGCTTACTTGCACCTGACTCTTGTAGTTGGTCCATGATTTGTTTTTCCATAGACTTAGCAGCTACCATAGCAGGACTAAATGTAACAGCAGTAGGTGTTTTACCTACCCCTTCTTCCAAGCCTTCAATTTCTCCCAGCTTGTCTTGTAAAGGACCCAGCCTTTCTGCCAATGTTTTTTCAGTAGCACCCTTCGGTAAATCCATGCCATCACCCTTAAACCCATAAGGCGAAGACATCTCAGTTTCTCCTTAAGCTGTTCAGGCTTCTTTGGGTCAAAGCTAACGTCAGCTTGCGACACCTTCAGGTAACACTGTCGGCTCAACGCTAATAGGAAACTTGTTCCCTGCAAATAGCACATCGACAATCTGTCCATAAGCTGCGAGAGTTTTTGTTTTGGTAACTTTAATAAATACTCTTGACTTTTCTGCTTCAGTAAATTGAACATCACTTCCGTATAACCCCCTATAATTTCTATAAGACCTTAACCACCGTTCTTCATCATTGCTACGATAGTCTTCGGCTCGTTGGTATCTATCCATAATAAATGGTATAATCCCACTCACATTTATATCACCGACTGCTGTTTCCTCTACATCCTCTAATGCTATGGAATCATCGTCTAGTGTTACTTCATCTTTTTCTGCCATGTTATATCCTTAATATCCAAATGTAGAGTCTGCCATTGGCATACTGTTACTAGGTCTACCCATTGGGTCGTAGTCAAATATACTAAACCTAGGTCTTGACATTATACCATATCTTAATGCATCATACAAGTGGTCTTCTGCTCTTGTGTCTACATCTTCTGGATTCTTCTTATCTAACGGTAATGCAGGTAATTGTGATACCATATTAGTACAAGTGTTAAAGAAAACTAATCTTGGTTCTTCTGTAAACTCGTCTACTTGTAAACGTCTATGTATTTCATTCTTTCCCTGATACACGACTGCCTTTACTTCTATCTGAAGGTCTAAATCGGCATCCCTTCATAATCATCTGTTCAGCCAAAGAAGGACCAGTATCCCCACGTTTATGCCAAAGAGAACTGTCCAGAACCCCATACTTAATATTTCCATCATCGGCTTCAGCATCCAATATCATATCTGCCAAATCTGTGGCAAGTACTTTGCTACAATACAACTCTCTATATATAATAATCTGCTCGTCTGGAGAAACAGCAAACCACAACACACCACTATAAGAGCCATAACCATAATCACATGCACGAAATTTAACCCAATTTCTTGGAATTGAAAAAGGCTCAACAACGTGAATATTCCTATCAAACTCAGTAAAAGCAGCACCTTCTTTAATATCCCAATCACCTTCAAGCAACTGCTTACGTTGGTGTTCAGGTAAGGATAGAAGCATTGCTTCATAGTCACCTTGGGCAGACAAGTATGGGTTGTCCGATAATCTTGCAGGGATAAATCTACGTTTGAATAATGCTTGTCCTGCTTTACTGTGTCCTTTTGGATAGGAAAGAACATTCCCTGATTCAATATCTGTGGCATCAAATTGTTTTCCGTATGGTGCAGGGTCAATGAACATTTTCTTGACCCAATGATGTCCCGGACCTCCGGGGTTAGTTGTTGCTCTCATATACACAGGTAAATCATGTGCAGTAGAACGCAAACGTGAACGCATATAGTTCCAAGCATACGGAGTAGACCACTGAGTTAATTCATCAAACCCTATCCAACTAAATGCCAAACCTTGATAACGAAGTACATCATCGTCTCTGTCTAGGTATGACATCCATAACCTTGCACCTGATGGTGCTTCCCATTGCATCTTTCTTTCTGACCACTTAATACCCTTCCATATTTGAGGATACATTTCCTTAGATTTAAATATTAGTTCTCTAAGTTCTTCTGTTGTGTGTCGCAGTAGCAACCCACTAAATGATGGATGACCCATGTAACGTAAAGGGTCGGCAAGCATGGCGTATGATTTACCACCTCCTGCTGAACCACCATATAATACTTCTCTTTCACCTGCTGCAAGGAACTCTGTCTGAGGTCCTACATTAGGTTTGAAGATAACATTCTGTTCTTCTACAGGTACTGCTTCTACGTCTGATACTTCTCGTATCTTAGGCTCTTGCACCTGTTCTTGCTTCTTCAATGGCTTTCGCTTTTTGTATCGCCTTTTCGGCGTACTCAGACCACTTTCTGAGAGTTCTAGCCGTGTTCTTACGTTGTCTTTCATGCATTAACCTTTTTCTTAAACCCACGTGAGATATAACTCTATTCGTTTTAGTAGTCATCCAATTAGCTACTTCACGATAGGAATACTGCTTTACATACTTTCTTGCCATCTCTATGGCTTCTAACTCGTATGGTATTGGGTCAAGTAAGTCAGGGTCTTGTTCATTTATCTTGTATCCAAATGGAATAGTCCTAGCTATGCGAGGTATCTGTACCCATTCTTTTTGTTCTTCATCTTTTAAGTCTGTTGGTTGTGGTAACTTCCACTTACCTACACTTCTATCCATCGTTCTTTGCAGGTAATAGCATAACACCACCAGTGCTTTCTACTTGCATTTTCTCAGTCTTCACTAAGCCTGTCCTGTCTAGTAATTCTTTAGCTGCCATCATCTTATCTTTGAGACCTAACTCAGTAGGGTCATATAAACCACCCACCATAGCCATTGCAGCTTTAGGTGCGTTCCTACTCATAAACAACTGCGTAGCTTCTAGTATCTCATCCTTCATGGATTTCACTATCTCTGTTGTGCTGGATGTTTCAGCATAACCTGCCAACTTTTTAGCTGCTACTACATCTCCACCTGCTTCATCAAATAAAACAGATAGAAACTTTTGTTGTCTTTCAGTTAGTTCTCTACTCATTATGCAATACTTTCTCTAGCAAACTGCCTATCAACACGAGTAATTAATCTATCGGCTCTGTTAGGTGTTTGTTTATACCAATTACTATCTTCCATCTCATCTGCCATTCTTTCCCAGTCTAAGTCTTCTACGGCAGCAATCATGTTCTTAAACTTAGATAGTCTAGGTCTACCTAATTGAAAACACATATTAGCTAATACATGTTGTATATCTTCAGGTAGATTATCAAATTGAGAGAACAGTAAGTTACAATCGTTTATAGTTGTTTTAATGTCTCTCTCAAACCAATCGTTTACTTGGTCATGTGGTATTTTAGTTCCTACAGGTTTATCATAAAACTCCTCATCCCATTCCGTAATAAGGTGTCCTATACCCCCTGTTAAATGCCCAAGTGAACATCTATATATCTCAAACTTTATGCCTTCATCTTCTGCTAATTCATCTTGTAGTTTTATTAAGTTCATTTCTTCCCCATAATCTTCATAGCTTGACCTGCACCTTTAATACCAAAGGATGCACTAATAGCTATAAACAAAAGATATTGATACCACTCAGGAAGTGTATTCAATACCTCAAAGCCTGTTCGTACATATTCTGTCATGCTAGGTATAAATACTAGTATAGCAGGTAAAAGTAAAACTGTCAAGGCAAATTCGTCTTTCCACGAATTATCTGTTGAGTCTGCCATAGACTTTTCCCATGCGACTTCACCTGCTGCAACTTTCTCAGCTACAACTGCTTTAGCTTTAGCCTGTGCTACTTTAGCCTGACCATCTGCTTTAACCTTCTCAACCTTACTGCTCATCCAAGAACTAGCGAGGTTTGCGATTGGTCCTATTAATGCTGTTAACATCGTTGTCTCCTTTATGTTCGTGACCCATCCAAATGCCAAAGACACCTGTCATCACACCCATAACTACTGATACAAAAGCTGACTGTGCTGCAGTCGGTGTATCTAAATCCATAAACCATTCAGCACATCTCCATGACATTACTGTACTAGCCAACATCATAAATCTAGGAAGTATCTTCCATTTTAAAAACGTCTCTACACTCATCTTATACAATTACAAGTTTCTTTATTAAACTTTGAATCTATCCAACACTTACCATAGTACAAGATAAATAACCATACTGTGAATAACACACCTTCAACGTAACTAAGTTCATTCCATGCATCTAATATCATGTTGTCCATTATAGTCTCCTAGTGCCTTCTTTTTCTTGTCTTCTTCTTAGAGCTTTCACGTGCTTGTTGAAGAGATAGTTTCCTAGCTTCAGCAGCGGCTTCGCCAAGTTTAAGTACAATTCGTCTTTTCTCATCTAAATCTCGCCGTTTTTCTAGCAATCTTTTTGGGTTGTTTAGATACTTGTCTATTTCCTCTAGTTGCTTTGCGTTTAGCAGCCGAAGTGGCGGCGTATTCACTGGAACTAAGAGCCTTAATCGCCGCTTCAGGTAGATAACGTTCGCCTGTAGCTTTTGACCCCTGTGTACTAGGTTTACCACTCTTGGTTCTCCACTTTTGCTTTGTCCAATTTGCTAGTGACTTTTGTGGTGCTCTCATACGCTTCCTTAATCTCTTCTATTGTTCTATTGCATCCTATGCAGACATTCTCTTGCAACGTGCAGATGCCTATACATGGGGTTATAATCTACCTGTCCACTTAGCTACAAACCAAGCTGCTAGTCCTGCAAAGAATACAATGACAATAAACCCTATACTATAGCCTACGTATTCCATTATCTCTTCTCTACGCTTCTCTGCCATCTTTTCTTGATAACGTCTAGACTTTCTTGCTTCTGCTTGGAACTGTTGCCAATCCTGCCACAATCCGGGTCTGCCTAGATATATCATCATCTTCTTGAGTTCTTCTTCTTTTTCTCTTATCTGCTCAAGAGCCATGAACTCTTCTAAGTCTCCACCACCTATACCTTTAGCTTTTTTCTTTTTAAGATTTTTCTCTATGGCTTCTTTAGAAAATACAAAATCTGATATTTGTTTAGCACAACCTGAAAGTTCCTTACCATTAGATATAAAACTCTTGATTACACCGAAGGCTGCATTGGCTGCTGCGAGTTCTGCTAACATTATCTTTTCCTTCTAGGTTTACAGTATGCTGTTATCTGTAGATTTGCTCCTTCCATCTGTGGTACTGAAGGTTGCTTGTGTAATCTCTCTGCAAAGTACAAGCATCTATCTATATCTTCAAAGGTTTGTGTTTGGTCTACTACTCTTAATCCCATCATAAACACTAACACAAACTCAATCATTACCTTTTTCTGCTACCTTATCTTCGTGACATTCGCAATTACATTCTTCATAGTCACATTCGTAACACTCACAAGTATCACACTTTTCTTTTGTCATTCTCGTGTTTCCTTTTTAATTGTTCTTTTGCTCTTTTTGCGAGAGCTGCTTGCTCCCTCTTCCCAGATACTTTGGCTCGTTGTTCAAGGACAGTAAGTATTTGTATCTTTCTCGCATATGGTTTATTGATTCTTTTAACTTTTGCAATGGTGTCTTTGGCATCCGTGACCGTGGCAAACTTGATGCTAACTGTGTCTTTAGGGTTTTCATCCGTGTATAATCGTCTGTCACTACCTTTCGGTTTTTTACCTGTGCCAACTTTAGGGTCTGCCTTTTTCTTTTTCTTCTTTGCTGTCATTATCCTCTATATCCACCACCCTTGGCTTTGTATGCCTTGGCAACCATCTGTGCTTTTCTGGCTGACCATTGACCGGGAGCACCTCCCTTACCACCTGCTTTGATACGGTTGAATATGTTCTTACGTAGTGTAGGTTTGGTGTAATTCCCTGCAGCATTGACTGTGCTTCCTCCACTTTTTAATTTAAGTGCTGATAATGTTTTAGCTTGACCTGCATGTGCTTTACTAGCTTTCTTTAACTTACTTGCTACTTTTTTTATTGTTCTTTTTGCCTTTGCTAGTGCCATCTCTATCCTCATATAAATTGTTAAATGTAGTAAATGGGTCTAGGTAAGATTCGTGTGACTCTGCTGAGTGTGTCCACTGTGATGGTGCAAAGTCTGGAGCACCTTCTCCTGTAACCCACAGAGCAGGACTTGTAGCTCTTACTCTGTTATTTGGCAGTGCAACTATATTGCCTGTCCATTTTCCTGCATCCAACAAGTACATCACGTGTGACTGCTTATGCTGTGCAGGGTCATCTGCTATGTCACTGTCTGTGTAGTCAACAGTAAACATATACTTAGCTGTGTAGAACTCATTGCCTATCTTACATAACCACGGACTAGAACTGACTCTGTCCATAACTATAACACTATGGTTTCTTGATTCACAATCCCAAGGTTGACATAAGTGGTCTTCCATTGGCTCTGCCCATTCGTCTACAGGTATGTCAGCTACGAGTGCCTGTATGGGCATCCTTGCCCACATTGCACCACCGTGTACATTGTCATCTTCTGTACAACCTGTGAAGACTACCTGAAAACTTAGTGACCTATCAGGTATGGTATTAACTGCGAAAGCTAGTGCGTGTAGGTATTCACCGTGATAATTCATATGATTACAAGTGAACTCCTTACGTACCCAACATTTAAAATGTGGTACGTTACTTATAAGATATGACATTACTTCTTTTTAGCTGCTCCACCACGAGAGTACATCTTAGTCTTCTTCATACCTGCACCACCTTTAGCCATGTATTTAGTCTTCTTCATTCCACCTTTAGCCATGTACTTTGTTTTCTTCTTCATAACCATTATGCTAGTCCTCTTTTCTTTAGTCTGTCTAATTGTAACTTTGTAGGCTTTATGTTTGTGCCTTTATAGTTACCTTTTGAATCCAATTTAGATTCAGGCTTCTTTGTAATCTTCTTCTCTACTTTCTTTTTAACATTTTGTTTAGGTTTATTCTGTAGAGCTTTTGTTGTAGTAGATTTTATTGCCTTACTCTGTGTTTTTTGTAAAGGTTTAATATCTTTTTTCTTTTCTACCTTTTTCTCTATTTTCTTGTCCGTTTTTTTATTACCCATAGATATTTTTCTATCTGTTTTTGTGTTACTAGTATCTTTTTTTATAGTAGCTAGTGCCTTATCTTTTTTTAGTTTGTCTATAATTTCACTTCGCAAATAGGCAGCCCTACCACCATCATCTTTAGGTGTAGATGCTTGTGCCTGACCTCTTTTGTTTTTCTTTGAACTAGACACAGCAGACCTTACACTAGCTAACATTGAAGTAGCCACCTTTTTAGGGGTAGTAACTAATCTAGAGTTTGCAGCATTTTCTAGTTGCAATCTCCAAGCTCCACTTGCAGAATTTTTATTTAATTTTCCATCTTTCATAATTTGAAAATACTTATTACCTACTTTTTTGTAGTCTCTTGTTTTCCCAAAAATCTTGACTGTGTACTCTTTTGCCATTATATTCTCCTAGTAAGTTTTTTAGCAGTACGTGTTCTCTTGAAAGAACGATTGGCAGTTTTAGATGCTACAGCTAAATTACTAGTTCTGTTATCCTTTGGATTGCCATTCTTATGGTGGACATCTTTACCTGCTACCTTCGCAGTTCCACCTGCTTTCATAACTATCTTACGTGCTTTGTTTCTACCTGCTCTGTTCACCTTCTGTGCAGGTTTAGAGTGGTAGTTAGCATATTCTTTTTTATAATTTCTACTAGGCATTTTTCTTTATGTTCATGTAGGCTTCAGGACTAGCCTTCTTGAGAGCAAGTAAACCTGCATTATCTGTGACTGAACCACCACCTGAGTACATATGCTTCTTACCACCTACACTGCCACCATATGACATTTCAGCTTTTTTCATTTTACCTTTAGGTTTCTTACCTAACATAGAAATGATTATGGCTATGCCACCCTTACCTTTTTTATTTGCCATTTCTCTTGACCTTTCTATTGTCAGTCGTGTTGAGCACGTAGCCACCCTTACGGTAGTCGTTAGCACCTTTTCTGTTCTTGGTAGCTGACGTATCTATGTTTTTACCTTTTGCTAAGTCAGACTTATATTCATAAAACTCTACTTGGTCTGCTGGGTCCATTAGTTGTGTTAGAGAAGACCCTTCAATCTCTCCACCACCACCTGCAATCTGATTGCTTATATCTTTACTTGCAGACCTGTATACATCCATACCTTTGTCTTTACCATATTTAGCTATTAATTTAGCTTTTATTCTTGCTAGTGGATTCTCAGCCATTACTTCTTCCCCTTCTTGAGCATACCACCCCTAGAGTTAAACTTTACATTTGAGTCCTTACCTGTATACTTCTCTTTCATCATAAGCTGTTTCTTTTTCTTCTTAACTGAATCAGGTTTAGGTGGTGGAGCTTTAGGTGGAGTTTTCTTTACTACCTTTTTCTTAACCATCTTCTTTTTCTTCTTTAAATTTTCAGCACGTAATGTTCCATCTCCCATCCTTTTTACTTTAGTTGGGTCAATTTCATTCCATATAGAAGCTAGGGTAGCTAATGTACCACCACCTACTACTAATTTTCCTGTATCCGAATCTCTAGCTTTTGTTCTACCTTTGTAAGAACCCTTTGCCTTTTCTGCAAGATATAATTTAAGTTGGTTAGGTGTTAATCCGTCTATCTCACTTTTAGCTATGCCTAATTTTCTCATGGCATAATTTACACCTTTACCAGTATTCTCAAATATAAAGTCTGCTATCTTCTTCGCACTCATTTATCTATTCTCCTGTTACCACTTCACCTTATGTGACCAGTATTTAGCTGATAACTTAGTGGTGGGTTTGCCTTGAGCATTGTGCCTTGCATAATAACTCTTCTTACGTGCTTTATCTTTAGCACTAGTGGGATTCTTACCTGCTCCACTGACACCTTGTTGCCCAAAGCGAATTAGTTTCATGTTATGCCCTTCGGCAGCTAACACCATATGTGATTTAGTTTTATGGTCAGGGGTTCTCTTAGGCTTGTTCACACCCTTGAGTCCATGTTTCTTGAGCAACGCTGCTCGTCTGTTTTCATGTGCCATAATTTATTCTCACTTTATCTGATTCTTTATCTTCAAAGCACTTATACTTCAATGCTTGGAACATAGGCATGTAGTCTGGTAGGTCAGCAGCCATTTCATAGGTACGTACTATACATTCCTGTTTAGTTTCGTATGGACCTTCCAAATCTTTTAGTGTATGACATATATTGGAGTTACCAATCATGCATACAAGTACAAATGCTTCAAACATTAGTCTAACATTCCTTCTGCCTTCATTGCAGTCTCTACATGCTTAAGAGTGTATCGCACTCCTGTGTCAGCTTCAATGGCAGCACGTACATAAAACACGGAACTATGTGGTATATGTAAGCTCTTAAGTGTGTTATTTAGGATAGCACTGTAAAATGCTTCTAACATATTCTCTGGTGTATATAGTTTTACTGATTTTTTACGCATTGTCAAGGGTATTTTTATATATGTACGGATATTTATTCTAATAATATCACTTAAGTGTTCATTTAAGTGTATTTAACAAGTATATATCTTTTTATTTAAGTGTTTTATTATAGTGTTACACTTAAGTGGTTAAGTTATAGCTAATTATAACAGGTTTTATACATCTTGTCAATAGCAATTAATTTATTCATGTACGATTGTTAAATTAGTGTGATATTTATGTCACACATTAGGTGCTAGGCAATGGGTATATTGACAGTTATACTTGTGGTTAACACTTAAAAATACCTATCTGTGTATTTCTCTGAGTACGTATACGCATACCCCCCACCTGTCGCATGCCTAGTGCCATTTTCTATCATCAATAGCTAAGTATCTGAAATAAAATAACATTTATATGCTATATATAGACTGAATAATTTAATTTATAGCTATATATGGTAGTATAATATGCATAGTTTAAACTGATTAATTAACAGTTATTCTTTTATATAATCTTTTGATATCATGTATCACAAAAACTGATACCTCTATCATTAAAGCTATACATATAAATAAAATAATAATACCTGTTGACAATGTTTTTAATATATGTTTTTAGTTATACAAATAAATAACAACAAAAGGATTTAATACAATGAATAAACAAACTTACTATATAATAAAAAATAGTTTATTAAAAAGAATAGAAAAACTTGAAAACAAATTGATTATTTAAAAGTTAAAAAGTTTAAAAAAATAAATAGTAATGAAATTTGTTTAGTTAAAAAATATTTATGGTTATAGTTTTACTAATAATAAATATGATAATGAAATTAAAAAATTAAATAATAGTATTAATCAATTAATTAATATTTATGAATATTAGTACTAAACAATATAACAATTAAAAAGGATTAAACAAAATGAATAAACAAGATTTAATAAACTTTATAAAAATTATATTATTGAAACAAATAATTTAATAGGCAATCCAAAATACAATCAGTAATTGAAAGTAAATGTTTTAATAAATATAATATAGATGAATTACAAAAAATGAAAACATCTATACTAATTGAAAAGATGCATAAAATAGGAATAGCATTAAATAAAACTTTACTTATACAAATAAATAAATTAACCTACTAACAATTAAATTTTAAAAAGGATTAAAACAAAATGAATACTCAAACTTTACATATTTCAAAAGGTGCTTTCAAAATGGAAAAGTATAAATAATATTTCTACTAATACTTTAACAAATGAATATTGCATTAAACAAAAAGATAAAAAAGATATCATATGTAATAAATGTTATTCTTTTACTACCTTAAATTTTCGCAAATCAATGGTAGCATTACTTGAAAAGAATAGTAAATTATTAAGTAACTCAATCATTGAATGGGATAACTTGCCAAGAATATTTGATTTATATTTTAGGTTTTGATAGTCATGGGGAATTGATTAATTTAAATAACATTCAAAACTATGTAAACATAGCTAGAAAAATCCAAAAACTACTTTTACTTTATGGTCTAAAAGATTTGATATTATTAAAAAGTTTTTTGATAACAATGATAAACCTAGTAATTTAATATTAATATATTCTAATCCAATATTAGATAAGCCATTAACTAAAATACCAAAACATTTTGATAAAACATTTAATAATGTGCTTAAGTTATCATACAAAAAATATTATAATCAACATACAATGTTTTTTAATAAGAATGAAATAACAAGAGATATGAAAACTAAAATTAAAAATGATTATGAAAACATATAAAAATAATTTTGATAAGGATAATAATATAAATTGTTTTCAAAAATGTAAAGATTGCTTAGTTTGTTATACATTTAATGATGTTAAAACAATTATTGAAAAAGCAAAATAAATTAAATAAATATAAAATGGTGTGGCAAAAATGTCACACCATAATAAAACATGATAGTAGTATAGAAAGGCAATTAAAATGAATAAATATCATATACTAGGTTTTATAACTGTAATATGTAATTTAAACTTTAGGAATTAGTTTTATATTCTTTATAGATGAATTAAGATATAATAATTTATTATTTCAATACTTTATATTATATTTGTTAACAATGTTAATAGCTATATGTTTATATAAAATTGGCAATGTTTATGAATTTAATTTAAAATATCCATCTACAATAAAAACAAATAAATAAAAATAAATAGTTGACTAACTAAAAAATAATAATATAGTTTAATTATATAACTAAATAGAAAAGGATTTTAATAGAATGAAAATACAAGTATTTATAAAAAATGTATACGGTAATCAATTAATATATCCTAAATGTAAAATAGCTAAATCATTTTCAGATATTGCCAAAACTAAAACATTGTCAATAGAAAATTTAAATACTATTGCATCAATGGGATATGATGTACAATTAGAAAATGAAACAAATATAAAGGATTTATTAAAATGAAATACAATATAAAACTAAAACTATTAAAAGAAATTGATAGACGTAAATTAAGACAATTTGAAATAGAAACTAAGTATAGATTAATGAAAGCAGTAACAGGAGGTAATGAAAAATATAGAAGAGAATATAATAAAAAAAAGTAAATAAAGTTATTGACATACTTTTAGTTGTATGACATAACATAAGAATAGAAAATAATTGTATAACAAAATGAAAGGAATAATACAATGAAAAACATAATTAAAAATCCAATAGGAAATAAAAACATTTTCTTTAGACGTACTACAAGTAGGTATGCTCAAAAAGGTACTATCTCACATAATGTAGGTTACTTTTATGTAAGTAGAGATGCAATAACAGGACAATTATTAAAAGACAAAAATAAATTAAATAACTCTTTACAAGTAAATTATAATGATGTAGTTTTACTTGTATAACTAACAATAACAAAAGGAGAATATAAGATGTTACATAAAATATATAGAAAATCTAAGTTAACAGGTAATATAAATAGTATGGAATTGCCATTGTCTAACTTTCAAATTGATATGAGACAATGTAAAACTGATGACGATTTAAGAAATGAATTTCAATTCCTAAACTTAGTGAAAGACAATTTTTATTAACAGGAATTACATTAAAAGAACAATTACTAAACAATCCTATATTTTATAAAAAAATAACTAAAGATGATAAAACTAAATATGATTTTAAAATAACAAAAGCACAATACGAAAAATTAAATAAACAACAGGAGAATAAATAATGTTAGATACAAATAGATTAATACAATTAAATGACAATTTAAAATTTGATATTGCATATGAGGAAAAACAAGATTACCTAGCAAAAAATATGTAATCAATACTTTAACTGATACTCCAATAGGTATAGTAGGTTAAAAGTTTTAATACAACATCACATATGAATTTTATTGATGGTGTAGAGAATGTGATAAAAGAAAATAGGACACCATACGAATTAGAAATGCTTAAAGTTAAGGTATCTACTGCTAAAGATAATGCAGTAATAATAGCTGATATAACCTTACCTAATGTTACTACTAAAATAACTACTGATAAGCATACAACTACCATTGCTGAACGTATCATAGCATTACATGGTGTTGATGGTAGTATGTCTAATCAAGTGTTTTTTGGTGCAATAGATTTCTTTTGTACTAATGGTCAGATAAGAGGTGAATATGATAAGGTTAGACGTAAAAACACATCTAATTTTAACATAGATACATTCATAGATGAATTACAAAATGCTAAACAAGATTTCTATGCACAAATCTAAAAAGTTACAAATCATGGGCAAACATTAAATTAGATGGTGTAGATGTTGCAGAAATAATTAAGAACATAGTTAAATCAGATAGGAAAGCTGAGAAAATGTCTAGCTTGTACTATAATGAGGTTGCTAATAGAGGTGCTAATGTAT